CTTTCCAATGGAGATAAATTCTGGTATCTGAATGGTTTAGAATACACCGAAGCAGAATTCAATGCAAAGATGCATCCTGTGAAGGAATTGTCTGTTGCTGACATCGAAAACCTACTTGGGTATAACGTGAAAATTGTTAAGGACTAAAATGAAAACATACGAAGTCAAGGTTCATGGTAATGGCACCAAATTCTGGTATCTGAATGGTAAACTTCACAGTGAAGCCGGCCCGGCGATTGAATATGCTACTGGAGATAAACATTGGTGTCTGAATGGGGTAGAATGCACCGAAGCAGAATTCAATGTAAAGATGCATCCTGTGAAGGAATTGTCTGTTGCTGACATCGAAAACCTACTCGGTTTTAAAGTGAAAATTGTAAAGGAATAGATGAAACCATACGAAATCAAGATTAATGATGATGGCGGCATTTATTGGTATCTGAATTGTGAATTGCATCGTGAAGACGGCCCTGCAATTGAACTTGCCAATGGAAACAAAATCTGGTTCAAAGATGGTAAACTGCATCGTGAAGACGGCCCTGCAGTAGAACTTGCTAATGGAAACAAACATTGGTTTTTGAATGGTAAACTGCATCGTGAAGACGGCCCTGCTGCTGAATACGCCAATGGAGATAAATTCTGGTATCTGAACGGTAAATGCCATCGTGAAGACGGCCCGGCGATTGAATATGTCGACGGAAACAAATACTGGTATCTAGATGATATAAGATACACCGAAGCAGAATTTAATGCAATGCTCAATCCAGAAAAAGAATTGTCTGTTGCTGACATCGAAAAGCTACTTGGGTATAAAGTGAAGATTGTAAAGGAATAAAATGAAAACATACGAAGTTAAGGTTCATGATAATGGCGACATTTATTGGTACCTGAACGGTAAATTGCACCGTGAAGACGGCCCTGCTGCTGAATATGTCGACGGAAACAAATACTGGTACCTGAACGGTAAACGCCATCGAGAAGACGGCCCGGCGATTGAATTTGCTAATGGAGATAAACACTGGTATCTGAACGATAAACTGCGGCATGAAGACGGCCCGGCGATTGAATTTGCTAATGGAGACAATTTCTGGTATCTGAATGGTGTAATATGTACCGAAGCAGAATTCAATGCAAAGATGCATCCTGTAAAGGAATTGTCTGTTGCTGACATCGAAAACCTACTTGGTTTTAAAGTGAAGATTGTAAAGGAATAAAATGAAATTTCTAGCTGGGGGTAGAAATTTTGTGCGCTGATAATAAAGATAAATTGCCCCATATTCTCATTGCTTGCCACGGTTTACCTGGGTCTGGTAAAGACACATTTGCAAATCATCTTATCCGAGATGGTGGTAATTGGTCAAAAGTATCATTTGCCGCCCCAATTAAACGAGGACTCTCGGCGATGTTCAATATCCCGATGGAAGACATTGAGAACCCAAATATCAAAAATTCCGCCCATTATAAATTTGAGCGAAGTATCAGATACATGGCGCAAACTCTAGGTACTGAATGGGGCAGAGTATTAATTAAAGATTCCGTATGGGTCGATTTGGCCCAAGAAGGAATAGAGCATGCATGGAATAAAGGACAATCTGTTGTCAATACTGATTTACGTTTTGAGAATGAGGCTAAAAGAGTAAAAGATTTGGGGGGATTTATTGTCCATATTATTCGCGACGATAATAAATTCGATTCTGATAATAAAATAAACGGAGCAGTCAATCACGCGTCCAATATCACGTTAGATGAAAAGTACATCGATTTTGTAATTTTCAATAATGGTACAATAGATGAGTTTCAAAGCGACATAACAAAAGTAATAAAAGAGATTACAAAAGGAGCAATAAATGAGTGACACTTTTCTAATTGCAGACCAACACTTTGGCCATTGTAACATCCTCTCATTTTTAAACGAGGATGGTTCAAATTTGAGGACATTTGACTCGTGTGAAGAGATGGACGAGACTATGGTTAATAATCATAATTCAGTTGTTGGGCCAAATGATACAGTTTATTTCTTGGGAGATGTGTGTTTTGGTGCTACTCACTTTCATAATGTCATGCCAAGATTGAATGGCGCAAAAGTCCTCATTAAAGGAAATCACGATAGTTTGAAGATGTCAGCTTATAATCAGTACTTTAAAGATGTTAGGTCTTGTCACATGCTAGACAGGATTCATTTGAGCCACATTCCAATCCACCCAGGAAGTCTAAGCAGGTGGAGGAGTAACGTGCATGGGCATTTACATTCTGGAACTGTGAAGAAGCAATTATTTTCTTTAGAACATGGTTCACCGGTCTGGACTGAAATCGACGACCCTAAGTACTTCAACGTATCTGTAGAAAGGAATAATTATACGCCTGTTGCATTTGAAGTAATCAATAAGCATTTCAAAGATAATGGGCTGTGAGTAATTGAGTTATTATTCTTCCTCCAAAGATTCACAAATCAAAATAATTTGATTGTTGGCTTGACATGGTTTAAAATAATAACAGGGAGATAATTATGAAATTTTACACTTATTGCCAAACTCTTGGTAATTCTATATTATATAGAGGATATGATAAGGGCCGACAAATAATCGAAAAGATTGATTTTGGCCCTACATTATTCGTTTCCACAAAAAATAGAGACGAAAAATCTTGGAATGATTTATACAAAAACACCCCACTCGAACCAATTCAATTCAATAATATCCGAGAAGCAAAAGATTATGTAGAAATGTATAAGGATGTCCATGGGATTGAACTTCATGGCATGACTAAGTGGAACCTTCAATATATAAATTCAAAATTTCCAGGAGATATTGAATATGATATATCACATGTAAAAATTCACACGATAGACATCGAAACAGTAGATGAGGATTCCGAAGAAGGTTTTCCTGATATTCAGGCAGCGCGCATTCCGATTGTTCTCATATCTATACACGATAATATAACAGATAAAACGGTCGTATTAGGATTAAAAGAGTTTGATAAAGTTGAGTCTGATGCCTTTATATATAAAAAATTTGATACTGAGAAAGAACTATTAAAGTTTTTTATCGAATTTCAGATTGCAACAAAACCAGATGTTTGGACGGGGTGGAATACATCAGGATTCGATATACCATATATGATTAATCGAATCAAACTACTATTTGATGAGACACAAGTTAAACGGCTATCGCCATTCAATTATATTCGTGAAAAGATGGTTAATATCCGTGGAAAAGAAATTCAGACGTATGAGATTTATGGTATCATAGACTTGGATTATCTTGAACTCTATAAGAAATTCGGCACATATTCATCGAAAGAATCGTACGCATTAGGATTTATTGCCCAAGAAGAACTTGGCGAAACAAAACTTGAATTACCAGGGGTGTCATTCAGAGATTCTTACGTAAACCACTTCGACACTTTCGTGAGATATAATGCGATAGACTCAATTCTTGTTAAGAAATTAGAAGACAAGATGAAGTTGATTGAACTTGCTTTTGCTATGGCATATATGTATCATTGCAATCTAGGAGATGTATATCGCACTGTTGCTCCATGGGAAGCATTCATCTATCATCACTTGAATAAGAAAAAGATTGCAGTTCCGCCTCGAAAAAATGGATTGAGGGGGGATGTAGAAGGTGCATGGGTGAAAGACGGTATACAGGGCATGTATGGATGGTGTATGTCTTTCGACTTCTCATCCCTATATCCTTCTGTTATTCGTCAATGGAACATATCGCCGGAGACATTTAGAGCACCGGAATATGATATTAGAGCAAGAAATTTCTTGGATAATGATGCAGATGCTATTGCTGCCATTGATTATGCAAAATCAATCAATCATACAATTGCTGCAAATGGTACAATGTATGATAAATCCAAAAAAGGATTTCTAGCAGAATTGATGGAATATTGTATGACTGGTCGTGCAATAGCTAAAAAAGAAATGCTTCGACTAGAATCGGAATATCAAATTATAGAAAGGGAAATAAGTGAACGCGCAGCGCGACCGTAGAGATTGGCAATAATCATTAGAAAGGAAACATATGAATTATTCAGAAATGACTTTAGACGAGCTTTTAGAATTGAGAAATAGTAGTAGAGCAAAAATAGCAGCATTAAAAAATAAACAACTTGCATTGAAAATCGCTTAATCGTGGGCGCAATACAAAGAAATTTGTAATTGAAAACTATGTGAATTCGGTGAACATCCCAAATTGGGACAATACCGAGCCAAGCCCTAATATGGGAAGGTGTAACGACTAGGCGAAAGCCGTAGGGTCAAGTGACTCGAAGCGCATAGCACCTGTGAAGGTGAAGAGATAGTCTGTTCTGCATAGTAATATGCAGCTATATGGGATGAAATTAACGACTTCATTTAAACACAAAAGGCGAATTCTGCATTCGGCAGCATTGGCAATGAGGGGTTCCATTATTATGATTATCGCATGGCTGAGGCGATTACACTTACTGGTCAACTATCAGACATCCATTTGGCAAATTTGTTGAATATGAATTTCAATAAAATATTAGAAACAAAAGATGTAGATTATATTATTGCAGGCGACACTGACTCTGTGATTATTAATTGTCAGAGAATTGTAGATAAATTTGCGTCAAACAAATCGACAGGTGATGTTGTTAAATTTTTGGATGATTTCGCTAATAAAATATGTCAACCAATTATCAATAATAGCGTCAGTGTGATTTTTGATAAAATGAATGCTTATGATAAAATAATGGGAAGTAAGAGAGAAGCAATTGCGTCAAAGATGTTATATCGAGCAAAAAAGAACTACGCAATGTATGTATATAACTCCGAAGGGGTTGCATACAATCCACCTAAACTTAAAGTAATGGGAATTGAGATTGTAAGGTCGTCTACCCCTAAATGGTGCAGAAATAAATTAAAAGAATTATTACAGTTGATGTTTGAATCAGATGAATATACTCTACGAAAGAGATTTTTGGAACTGGAGAAAGAATTCAAAACATTGCCGCCTAGTGAAGTAGCATTCCCGCGGGGAGTGAGTGATATTGGCAAATATTTTGCAAATAATGCAATTAGAACCGGCATGACAGTACCTATGCATGTAAGGGCAGCCTGTCTGTTCAATATGAATGCAGTTAAATTCAAACAATATCAACAAATTCAAAATGGGGACAAAATAAAATTCTTATATTTGAAGATGCCAAATCCAATTAGACAAAACGTAATAGGCTTTCCTTCTAATATTGATTTGCCTCCTGAATTTAAACTGCATGGATACTTAGATTATGATACGCAGTTTGAGAAGACAGTAGAAAATGCAATGAAATCATTGACAGATTGTGCTGGCTGGAAATTGAGAGAAGAAAGTTCATTAGAATCATTTTTTGACTGATAAATAATTGCATGGTATCCGACTCCATGCACAAATCAAAAGTCGTAAATGAAAGGAGAAATACATGAGTCTATTAGACAAACTTAAAGCAGTAGGTTCAATTAAAGCAGAAACAGTAGCAGCATCAAGTTTCTTTGCTCCAAAAGATTTAGTTCAAACAAATATCCCTATTATCAACGTAGCATTTAGCGGTATACTTGATGGTGGGATAGTATCAGGTCTTACAATTCTTGCAGGACCTTCAAAACACTTCAAATCTAATCTTGGTCTTGTTTGTGTAAGTTCATACATGAAGAAATATAAAGAGGCCGTATGTTTATTTTATGATTCTGAGTTCGGCATTACTCCTGAATATATGTTATCGCATGGAATTGACACAGAACGAGTATTACATATTCCACTTGAACACATCGAACAATTAAAATTTGACATCACAAAGCGCCTAGCAGAAATTAAAAAAGGTGATAAGGTAATCATTTTTATCGATTCTATTGGCAATCTTGCGTCGAAGAAAGAAGTTGAAGATGCAGAAAATGAAAAGTCAGTAGCTGATATGACTCGAGCTAAATCACTTAAGAGTTTGTTTCGTATTATTACTCCACACCTGACAGTAAAAGATTTGCCATGTATTGCAGTCAACCACGTATATGCCGAAGTGGGACCGTTCGCGCGGACGGTCGTTAGTGGTGGGTGTTTGCTTGCAGGCACACAGTTAGAAATGGCGGACGGTCAAAAGAAGACTATTGAATCTATTAATGTAGGAGATATGGTGAATACATTAAATGGGCCTAAAAAAGTAACACATACATGGAATCCAGATACGTTGTTACACGGAACCCCAGAATGTATTAGATTTACATTTGATGATGGTTATTCAGTAACAGTTTCAGAAAATCATCCATTTTTAACATCGGAGGGGTGGGTAGAAGCAAAAAATCTCACAGAAAATCATATTTTTGTGGTTAGATGATTGACATCCTCTACAGAGGGGCAGTTAAAATAGGGTGAAAATAATCAAGGAGTGTAGCAGCGGCAAATACTATTACCGAGGCAGAATAACAAAATAGACATGGAGAAAAGAAAATGAAATTAATAAAGATAGAGAATGTTGGGATTAAACCAGTATATGATATATCTGTGGAAGATGTTGAGCATTATATTCTTGAAAATGGTATTGTTACACACAATACGGGCCTCTACTATTCCTCAAATCAGATTTTCATCATCGGCAGGTCTCAAGAAAAGGCGGGAACAGAGGTGGTAGGTTATAATTTTACAATCAACATTGAAAAATCGAGATTCGTGAAAGAAAAAAGCAAACTTCAGTTTCAGGTTATGTTCGATGGTGGTATTGATAAGTATTCTGGTTTACTTGAACTTGCATTAGAAAGCGGGTTTGTTCAAAAACCTTCTAATGGTTGGTATATAAGAGTAGATAAAAATACTGGTGAGATATTGGATGAAAAGAAAGTCAGAGAAGCAGATACTCATAATAAAACATTTTGGGCGCCGATTTTATCTAATCCAGATTTCTATAAATTCGTGAAAAATAAATTTCAATTGTCAGTTAATCCAATGAACGCGGAGGTGAAAGATGACAAAACTATATAAAGTGCGCGAACCGACCTCTACTGGTGTTTGCCCTATTCAAATCACCGATGGTAAATTCAGTGGCATTACGTTTGCTTATGGCAGAGTAGCAGTTGAGGAAATAGAAGATGCCGCCAAATTATCATTTGTATATGATGTGTTCGAAGGTGAAATTGATAAAAATTCAACAGAAGAATTTGAAAAGTTGACAGGAGATATATTAAAAGATATTCTTATTGAACAATTGAATGCTAACGAAGTAATTTACACTGGTGGTACTGATGGAATTAAAAATTGAAAATATTGTATTGGAAAATTTGATTAATAATGATGATTATTTTAGGAAAGTATTTCCTCATTTAAAAGAGGAATATTTTAGTACAAAAATAGAAAAGACACTGTTCAAATTCATTACCGTATTTGCTGAAAAACATAATAAAGCACCTAATCAAAAGATTTTAGGATTATTATCAAAGGAATATTCTTCTTTTACTCAAGAAGAATATATTCAAGCAGAATTGTTTGTGAAGGAATTGAACGGCAAAGAAGAAAATGTAGACTGGCTCATCGGCAGGACAGAGAAGTTTTGTAAAGATAAAGCATTCTATAATGCTGTCATGACTACAATTCAAGCAATGGATGGGAAAGACTCAAAATTGTCAGTGGAAGCTATGCCATCCTTGATGCAAGATGCACTGGCGGTATCATTTGATAATAGTGTAGGGCATGACTTCTTTGATGATATGGAATCTCGTTTTGATTTTTATCATTTAAAAGAAGATAAGATTCCATTCAGACTGTCGTATTTTAATAAAGTTACTAAGAATGGTATTCCTCGCAAGACACTAAACGCTGTTCTAGCAGGGGTAGGGGTAGGTAAATCACTTTTCCTGTGTGATATGGCAGCAACATCATTAAGTCAAGGCTTCAATGTGTTGTATGTCACGCTGGAGATGGCGCAAGAAAAGATAGCAGAACGCATAGACTGCAATCTACTTGACATCGATGTTGATAATTTAGGTAGATTGAACAAAGATGATTTTATCGATGGAGTTACTGGCATTAAATCCAAGACTCGTGGACAACTAATAATTAAAGAATACCCTACTGGTGGTGCTCATGTTGGGCACTTTAGGGCATTATTGGAAGAACTGAAACTCAAAAAGAATTTTCTCCCAGATGTTATTTGTATTGATTATATCAATATTTGTGCATCACAGAAATATAAGAGCAGCAATTACAATTCTTATTTTGCTATCAAAGCAATCGCAGAAGAACTAAGAGGATTGATGGTGGAATATAACTGTGTTGGCTGGACGGCCACTCAACTTACCAGAACAGGATTCAATGATTCGGATTTCAGTATGACAGATACATCGGAATCGTTTGGTTTGCCGGCATCTTTAGATTTCTTCATAGGTATTATACGCACCGAAGAATTGGACAAAATGAATCAGCTGATGATTAAACAGTTGAAGAGTAGATACAATGACATAAATTATTATAACAAATTCCTCATTGGTGTTGATATAAGGAAATTTAAATTATCTGATGTAGAAGAATCCCAACAACAAACAGTCTCCGACCAAGGCATTACAGATGATGAGTTATTCGGCAAATCCAAGAAAACACATGACTTTGCCAGCATAAATTTCGACTAAGTTGTTGATTCATTTGACAGTTTGACATTTAAAATAATGTTGGTTATGATAATAAGATGGGGCATGATGTTAAATTTGATAGCTTATAGAGCAGAAAGTGAGGTGTAAAAATGAAAATTCGTGTATATAGCGATATTCATTTGTAGTTGGACTGGTACTTTAGTGATGATATACAATTTGATGCTAATAACAGTGAAGTGAAATGCTGGAAGCCACCTGTGCTTCCTGATGACAAAGACACAATTCTAATTCTTGCTGGGGATTTATGGATTGGCACAAGATTTATTGAATTCGCGGGGTATTCATGGATTACAGAGGTCTCAACACGTTTCAAGAACGTCTTAATCGTATTAGGCAACCACGACTATTGGCCCGGAAACAACTCCCTGACTATCACGCGTGGTGGAGATACCTGCAATGCTATGTTGCAGGATTTAGGGTGTTACAATGTAAAAGTACTGGACTGCGATACATGGGAAGACGGTGAGTATTTGTTTGTCGGTTGCACTCTTTGGACTGATATGAATAATTGTAATGAGTTATCCATGTATAATATGCCTATGTTCATGCGATATGACGGAAAGATTCAATATGATATTGGGAGTAGATTTACATCTGAAAAATGGGTACAAACACATTCTAAACACCGAGCGTACATCAAACATGTAATTGAACAAAATCGAGACAAGAAAATTATTGTTATTACTCATCACCTCCCTTTGTTGACTTTGAGTGACCCAAAATTTAAAGGTACTCAAGGCAATGATTATTTTATGAGCGATTTGAGTGAGTTAATCCTTGGCAATGAGCATATTGTAATGTGGTGCGCCGGTCATACACATTACGGGTCAGATACATTTTTTGAAAAAACTAGAATAATTATAAATCCGTGTGGATATACATCAGAAAAGTTAGAACAATCAGGATTAGTTGTACACGAAACATTGAAAGTGAGGTAACTGAACCGTGAAAAGCATAATTTATCTAGATATGGATGGTGTTTTGGCCGATTTTCGAGGATGGGCAATAGAAAATTTCGGTGAAGAGTGGAAAACAGAAATTGAAAAGCCGAATTGGGGGGCTATAAGCAACACGTCGAATCTATTCGCCAAATTAAAACCAATGGCAGACGCGTTAGAATTATACAACAATTGTGTAGACATCATCGGCGACAAAAACAGAGTGCAAATTCTTACAGCATTGCCACAAAGAATGAATATGGAATCTGCTGCAAAAGATAAGATAGAATGGGCTCACACTCACATTAGTCCTGACATTAGAGTACACTTTGGTCCTTACGCCCAAGACAAACAATACCACAAGCGACACAAATTTGATGTGCTAATAGACGATATTGAATTGAATATTCAGCAATGGGAATCAGTCGGAGGTTATGGTATTGTTCATGAAAATTCAAAAAAGTCGACAGAAGAACTAAATTCGTTTATTATGGTTATAACAAATCAAGAAATGGGACAATTATGAGTGAGGAACTTGGCATTTTAGGTAGAAAACATATTATGATTGACATCGAGACATTAAGTTCTCGCCAAAATGCAATCATAATTCAAATCGGCGCGTGTTCTTTTACATTTGAAGACGGTATCGGCGAATCATTCCTTCACAATGTTGACATAGAATCCTGTTTAAATGCTGGTATGCATTTTGCAAAAGATACATACGAATGGTGGATGACACAAGATGAGACAGTATTTAAGTCATGTTTAAATGATGCAAAACCCATCAGCGAGGTTCTGCATTATTTGAATACATTCATTGGTAAAGATAAAAAAACATTAGTATGGGCGCAGGGGAGTGTGTTCGACCTAGGAATTTTATCAAGTGCTTATACATTGTGTGGCATAAACAAAAGTTGGAAATATTTTCAAGAAATGGATTCTAGAACGGTATTTACATTATTGAATGTGAGGAATGACTTGGAACGAAAGGGAGCGGTTGGTCATCATAATGCATTAAATGATGCAATTGCGCAGGCTGAAACACTTATAAAAGTTTTTAAGGAAAATTGATGACTAAAATTCATGGCAGATATACAAAATTTGATACTGCAACATTAGATGATTTTATTGAGTCTAATATAGATGCAGCTCAAGTAAAAACAGAATGGGTAGGTATGCCAGAATTCAATCAGCATAATATCGATTCTTTTGCTACTATTGTTTTTAGAGTAGTGGATGAAGAACATCTAAAAAAACTATCAGAATTGGTTGGTCAGCCATTGACACATAAAACAAAAACGGTATGGTATCCTAAACAGGGAGTTTTACCAGAACGTAGGGCATTTTATGTAGATGAGGATGATGTATGATTGACGAACACATGCCACAATACCCACTCTACATTGTGTCAAAAGGAAGAGCTGATAGTCGATTTACTTCCAAAACGCTAGAAGCAATGCATGTGCCATATTATATTGTCGTAGAAAAACAAGAAGTAGATATATATGAGGCAGCAATAAATCCTAAATATGGTACAGTTTTAGAACTCGACAAGAAATTTCAAGATGAATATGACACATTTGATGATTTAGGATACACTAAGAGTAAGGGGCCAGGTCCTGCTAGAAATTTTGTATGGGAACATGCAAAATCGAATGGATTTAAACGTCACTGGGTCATGGATGATAACATCAATGGATTTTATCGATTCAATAATAACTCTAGGATAGTGTGTCTGAGTGGAGCATTATTCCGGGCAATGGAAGATTTTAATGATAGATATACTAATCTGCCTATGTGTGGGCCTAATTATTTTTCTTTTGCTGTTCCTTGTGGCAAAAAAAATCCACCGATTATTATGAATACTCGCATTTATTCCTGTAATCTGATTGAATGCGGTACCCCTTATAGATGGAGAGGTCGTTATAACGAAGATACTGATATTTCACTTAGGATGCTGAAAGACGGCTTGTGCACTGTACAATTTAATGCATTCTTACAGGGCAAAATCGTAACACAGGCAGTGAAAGGTGGGAATACAGCAGAATTTTATGCAAAAGAAGGAACTACACCAAAATCTCAAATGCTTTTTGATATGCACCCAGATGTTACTAGATTGGTCACGAAATATGATAGGCCTCATCATCATGTAGATTATAATGTATTTAAGAAAAATAGATTACAACGTATCCCTGATATTATTATACCAAATAAGATAAATGAGTATGGCATGGTTTGTGTGAAAAGAGAAGAGTTAAAAGAAGAGCGCAAAGACGATTTTATAACAAAGATGGTGAAAAACCAAAAAAAGGAAATTTAAAATGAAAAAAGAAATTATGAGTTCTACTGGCTATCACAGCGATATACAACACATTGGTCGACCGGATTGTGTGTTTGACCAAAGGGCTAAATATACGTTTAATGGCGAAGACTTTGCAAGAGCCATGAGTGAAAAGAAATTAACCAAGACATCAACACATGTTGAAGTCGTTGGCCCTTTGACTATTGAAGAAAATATGTGATTGAGACTCGCGATTGTGATAAATAGTGATGTAGTTAGGATTTGATGAACTTTAGGAGATTCAAATCCAGTGGATATTGCATCCATTGTCCTACATCACAATACTATTTATCATTTGTAAAATTCTCCTAAATGTCTTAGTATGAACAGTCTACCGCAGGCATAAGCAGATTATGCCCCAAATGATGCCTGGCTTTTTGCTAAAGAACATCATCACTGGTATAGACAAAAAGTGAAATAAAAAGCTCCGGAAATGCTATGGTTGCAACCGGGAATCAGCGACACTTTGTTAAAAGAGGGTGGTATTAGCTGTAGGCGCGAGATATGCCAGCATCGTAAAAAGTCTTCACACTCGCAGACTTTACCATTTGACACATGGTTGAATCTTTTAGACCATCACTCCGACATTCGACGGAAAAATGTGGTTAGGTTCTGCTAGCCTAACCATGTCCTCTACTCTCTGGAAACAATTAATTAATCTTTAGATTAGATTAATCAATTAAAGAAGGTAAAGAATTAATCAATTAAAGAAGGTAAAGAATTAATTAATTAAAGAAGGTAAAGAATTAATCAATTAAAGAAGGTAAAGAATTAATTAATTAAAGAAGGTAAAGAATTAATCAATTAAAGAAGGTAAAGATTAATCAATTAAAGAAGGTAAAGAATTAATTAATCCTATCTATTAAAGAAGGTAAAGATTAATCTATTAAAGAAGGTAATTATTAATTACTTTGAAATGGAGTCCAAATGAAACTTGAATTAGATAAATCCTATAAAACAAGAAATAACAATATCGTAAGAAGAATACTTGCTGTAGATAGAAATAATGAAGCATTTCCTGTTGTTGCTGAACTTATGAGCGGTACTATTTTTGTGTATACAGCAGAAGGTAATTATACTTTACAGCATGAACATCCTTTTGATATTGTAGCTGAATATCAGTAAAATGAAGAACTCTATTGTGTTGAATTATGCCTATTAACGACTTCATTTGTATACAGTGTGGCTTTGAAATAAAAGATGTTCTTCACAAAATGTCTGAAATTCCAGTCAGATGTCCTAATTGCGATAAAGACGGTTTGAAACGAATACTATCAACTTCTGGTATCATTTTTAAGGGTACTGGATTCTACCAGACAGATTACAAAAACAAATAACGATGGTTGTAAGTGATTGATTTATCATTACATTTGACAATTAAATGTATCAATATTATCATAGTAATATGGTTGATATGGTGAGAAATAATTAAATCATGAGTTATAGAGACTTAATTCAAACAAAAACTGAAGAGATTCAAGAAAAGCTATTAGCTCTTGGTTTTGCAAAGATTCATACTCCATTTTCTATATGTAAATTGCCAAAAGGAGTTGCTGGCAGGGCGTGGGGGTACGATAGATTCGAGATAAGCATAGATTATCTCGAAAAACATACCGACCGCATTTTATCTCGTACTGTTCCTCATGAAATTGCACACATGTACACAGCGAAGTACTATCCTCAAGCAAATGGTAAAGGTGGACATGGTAGAGAGTGGAAAAAATTCATGGAAGCACTTGGATGCGAACAGAACAGATACCACGACATGAAATTGACAGTTGGTGCAATAAACGAGCCAACCAAGATTATTAAGCAAGATAAAGAATTTGTCGGTATCTATGATGTTCTTTGGAACAAAGACTCACAATGCTATAATGGATTCATCAATAAATCAATTGTTGCAACTGATATAAGTTACAATAAAGTAAAGAAAATCATGCAAGAATCTTTCGGTTGCAAGATGTTCAATGTTGTAATCCCATCATTTTAATGAACAAAGGAGAATGGAATGAACACTGAATTTGAAAAAGGCCAAATTGTATTCCAAGCATGTTCGAATTTTGCAACAGTGGGAGAATCGGGGTTGAATGGTACCAAATTCAAGCCGGCAGTGAATATCGGGATTGTGATTGAACGCAAACTAAATTCCTGCAATGATGAACGTGTATTTTTTGTTGACCGTGGAGGTAATGATTTTGTTTTCGGCCGGGTGTATTACTTCGCATGGCGCGCCGACGGCATATTCGCAACAGCTGATGAAGCCTTTGAGGCACTGCAAAGCGACGTAATCTGCCCAGACGTATACTCTGATGCAGATAAGAAATCATTCGATGATTTTCGCGGCGGTAAAATGCGCATTGCACCTGATACTAAATGATGATTGACGAAACCGTGATGTTGCACCCGCTGCGGCAGACAAGGAGATTAGAAATGAGCGAGCATAAAGCACTATCTGCCTTCGAACAGGCGGCGATACAAGTAGAAGTTATCGAGTTGAAACAGCGGCTGAAAATGGCAACTAAAACGATAAAATCCCTAAACAAGCAAATAACAAGACTTGAGGATGTTTTGTTTTCCTCTATGACCGCCGGCAATGGCGACCGCAAATAGCTGGAGAACCATATCACGAAGCGTGTCATTCCGTGATAAGGTCAACAAAACAATGTTTTTAAACATTGATATAATCTTATCATGAAGGATAATCTCAAAATGTAGACTATTACACCTCATAACCCATTCATTTTAAATAAGATTTGACATTTAATTGCAAATGATTGATAATACATTATCGAATAAGGGAGTAGATGATGAAAAACTGGATTGATGCTATCGGATGCACATTGTTTTTTACTGGGATTTTTTCCCTTTTTGTTGAAGCATGGTTTCGTTTACAAGGGCTTTGAAAGGAGAATAGTCATGAATGGTTTTTTAATTTTTATTGATGGACAATATTTTGACGAAGTGTTTTTCCCGAAGAGTATGACAGTAAAGGAAGCTCGAGCTTCCTTGCTTGTTGAAGGATATCCTTCGAACATTGAGATTGAATCGTTTCGTACTTCGGTAGAGGACTAATATGGCTAATGTTAAACAAGGTAACCTTACAAAATCGCCTCAATGGTGGAAACACCTAAAAGATTTTAAACGGGTGTTTTGGAAAACTGAACGTCTTGCCCAAAAGAAGAACATCCGAGAACAGATACGAGAATCATAGATAATTTGGTGAATTTTAATAATGACAAATTTGAAAAAAATATCTGATATTGTGCTGAATAAACGATGGGCAGAGTTCACTGAACTCGGCATTGACATGAAGCATTATGAAGATTTGGGTATGGTTCTTTTGAACTATAATCAAATCGAAGCAATCAAGAATCATCCAATAGTAAATCTTTGCCGAGGATTGCTAATTGGATATGACGGTTCTATTATTCGCAATGGCATGCCGCGTTTTTACAATTTGGGTGAGAATGGGGTCGACACATTCGACTTTCAAAATTCAATCACATTTGAGAAAGCCGACGGCTCACTCATGTTTACGTACTTTTGCCTCCCAACAGGGAAGTGGGAAATCGGTACTCGCGGAACTGCTTTTGCAGAAGGACCGAAAGAATTCTTCGGGACATTCCGAGATTTTATGCTATCAGCTATGGGCCGAACAGAAGCAGAATTTCAAGAAGACTGCACGGAATTGCTGAACAAGGAATACACATACTTGTTCGAGTGTATCGGGAAAGATAATCGCATAGTAACTCCGTATGGAGAAAATATGCTGGTATTTCTATCTAGTGTAGAAAATGCAACCGGCAATGAATATCTTATTGGTAATCAGGAAGTACATAACGCTTTGCTTAATTGGAATGTCCGACCTGTTGAGGTGTTTTCATTTAATACTCAAGATGATTGTCTCAAAGTGCTTGGTGAATTGACTGGACTCAAGGAAGGGTTTGTTGTATATAACACAAAAACAAAAACACGTGTTAAAATAAAGTCGCCTACATATCTTGCAATCCATCGCCTCCGTGGCAATGGTTTGACTTTGAATTCAGTATGTGAACTTATCGTCACGCGCGAAGTGGATGAATACTTAGCTACGTTTCCTGAAGATACACATAAGTTCAATGAAGCACAATCAATGTATGCAGTTATACAAAATGAACTCACAGATAATTATTGTAAATTCAAGACCATTGAATCACAAAAGGACTTTGCTATTGCGATTAAGGACTTGCCTTTAAGTTGCGTAATGTTTAAGGCCCGCAGCGCAAATGTTAATGACGTGTTACATGAATTCAATAAGTTTCCAGTTAACAAAAGAGCAGAATGGCTAAAGACTAGATTGACTTAGTCTTGCCGTTGTTCTATGCCGTCATCACAAGGAGGTCGACCAATGAAAAATCGCGAGGGAGTTGAGTATTCTTTTCAAAAAATTAACAATGATGAGTTTAAAATAGTAGGTGACTTGAAACACTGGAGATATGGTGGTAAAGACGGGCAGGCTGAAATTGACACAAATGATTTGGGATTTGTGGACCCATCTGGAGGTCCATTCATTTCAGTCGGTTCTTTGTTGAATGGGCGTAAAGTCACGAATATTCGGATCGATGCCGACAGTTCATTCATTTTTGAACTTCAGCCCTATGCAGCATAAGTCATTGGTTTGTATAGACATTTGACATTTTATCAGCATGTGTTTTAATGATTATATCGATAAATGTGGTACGAGGAGAAATACGTGAAAAGGGCTATTATTGCAATTGGTATTTCGGGGTCGGGCAAAACCACCGAAATTGCAAAGCGGGAATATGATTACTTCGTTAGAATTGAACGTGATATTATGCGCAAGCGCCTGCTTGGATTTGATGATGATAATTCTAGCGATAACTTCTGGTCCCTCTGGAAATTCACAAAAGAAAATGAAAACAAAGTCACTGAAATGGTGAATGAAATAATTGATGACTGCGCAAAGATGAAAGCAAACATCATTATTGGTGATACGAATTTGAATATTAAATATCGGTCACTGCTGCATACAAAACTTGAAGAACTTGGATATACTGTTGAGTTCAAAGTCTTCCATATTGATGTGATGGAAGCAATTAAGCGTGACGAGCGCCGCCGCGATACTGTCGGTCATCAGGTTATTTGGAAGCAGTATGAACAATTTACTAAAGAATTTCCAAGTACTCGGCAGTATGTTGCAGACGTCACAAAACCAAGGGCTATCTTGGTTGATGTAGATGGAACATTGGCTCACATGAATGGTAAGCGCGGGGCGTTTGAATGGGATAAAGTCGGGCTGGATGATTGTGATGAACAAGTAAAGTTTTTGGTAAATAACATGCCAGTGGAAGATACTGTTATAATTCTTTCTGGGAGAGATGGCATCTGTAGACCAGAAACAGAAAAGTGGCTCGATTATAATGACATTTTTTTTGATACGTTACTCATGCGAGCAACAGGTGATATGAGAAAAGATACAGTTGTGAAAGAGGAAATTTTCTGGAGAGATATTGCTCCGAATTACAATTGTCAATTCGTTATCGATGATAGGCCTAGCGTGTGTGATAACTGGAGAGCAATGGGGCTTAAAGTTTTTCAGGTTGGCAATCCTAACATCAGATTTTGACAGGAGATTAAATAATGGAAGTCGTAATCAATGTAGATTTTGGTGGGTTTGGGGTTTCATCAGAAGTAATGCAGTATTTGATAGATAATAAATCTGATGCAATTATACTCATGCCTGTGATGGATGCTGATCATTTTAATAAGTATACAAGTAATTACAATGATTATGGTTGTATAAAGGCGACAGGGAATTCTATTTATGTTCTGAAATCCGGATATGATATTCGTACAAACAAGGATTTGATTAAAGCAGTTAAAATATTTGGCAAAGCAGCGAACGGGAAATATGCGTCATTGAAAATTGTAGAAATTCCTGACGACATTTCGTGGTTTATTTCGGTGGATGACGGTGGTAGAGAACATGTTTCGGAAACTCATAGAACTTGGAGATAAAATGAACTATAATATTGAGTATGAAAAAAAGTCTTTCATGAAAGCAATAGACTACATTAAAGAAAATAATCTCTATCGCAGAGGGGAGTCTAATTATGATTTGTGGTTAATTGATTTTATCAAAAGCACGGTAAAGAGTGCTATGCATAAGTATAAAAGCGCGGGGGTATGGTCTTCTTGGTCTTCGTGCGGCGGGGTAACACTTGTGTTAACGTCAGATAATAAAGCAACGGAAGGCTTCGATATAATTGATGTCAATATCACAGTTGAACCTAATTTTGAAAATAGTGATTATGTAACACTAAAAATTCGTGATGAAGCTTAAAAATGAGTCTAGAATTAGAACAAAATAACAGGTATTACTTTTGATAAAGGGATTGACATGAATTTTATTATTACTACTCATGCGACATTTGAACATATTTACGAAATTGATGCCCCAAATGAAAATGCCGCTGTTGAGATTGTGACGAGAACAGATGCTCAATTGGATTATCATCAAAGATTTATTGGAGAAAAAGTAGTACACATCACACTTGCCCACAATTCTATTCCTATGACGCCAGATGAATTTAGAGCATTAGGTTGTTTTTGATAATGCCAGATTAAAGGAGATTATTATGCGAGTGGACATAGGAAAGTACAAGTATTATGTTGGGCCTTATCAGATAGCTGAAATGCTGATGTTTTGGATTCCTAAATACAATGATAAGCACGAATATACAAAAGCATACGATAAATATGTTCATAGATTTGGTGAAATTTTAGCAGATACTCCGATAAACACTTTATGTGAATGGATTGATACTAAGCAGAAACGTAAAATCAAAGTTAAAATCCACGATTATGACACTTGGAGTATGGATTATACATTGGCATTGATTATTTTACCTATGCTTAAAAAGCTGAAAGAGACTAAACACGGCTCGGTCATAGTTGATTTAGAAGATGTTCCACTACAGTATCGATATAGTGATGATTCAGAATATGAAAATGCTCAACGAGCATTTGACTTTTACAATGACGAAGATAGTGTCAAAATTGAGTGCGACCATCATGTACGATGGGACTGGGTACTCGATGAAATGATTTTTGCCTTTGAAATGATTTTAAACGATGGAAATTGGATGGATGCTTATAAAACATCATATCCAATGACCGAAGAGGAATCAAAACATCAATCAGTATTAAATAAATTGTATTCTAAAAATGTTAAAATTGTTTATGATTGGGATAGTATCGAAAAGGTAGAAAACAGAATAACAAACGGCCTCATTTTATTCGGCAAATATTATAGAGGATTATGGTCTTGATGATGTGGGCTTTTGAGTTAAATCAAATATGGAGCGCAGATGTTAGACATACAAACTTTACGAAATGATTTGGAGGGCGTGGCCGCACGTTTGGCGACACGCGGATTTGTTTTGGATACCGCGAAATTCGAGCAGCTGGAAGCCGAACGCAAAAGCATCCAGGCGCGCGCGCAGGAACTGCAAGCCAAGCGCAATGTCGCATCCAAGCTAATCGGTCAGGCGAAGGCCAATGGTGAAGAAACGACCGCTATCAAGGCCAAAGTGATAGCGGTGAATGATGAGTTGAAGCAACTAGAAGCCAGGCTGCCACAAGTGCTGGGAGATATGGAGGCCTTCCTCGCCAATATCCCCAACCGGCCGCACCCCAACGTGCCCGAAGGGAAGTCGGAAGCAGATAACGTCGAGATGTATAAGATCGGCGAGCCGAAGAAATTCGATTTCGAGGTGCAGGACCATGTCAGCATCGGCGAGGACTTGGGCGGTATGGAGAAGATTTCCAAGTGAGCCTCATCCATCTGCTCGCCACCACCGGCCACAGACTGACGTGGCCTCTAAAGATCGTAATGTGTTTATTGATATTATCAAACACCTCCTTAGCAGATAAGCTCGTAATACCACCAGAGTATGTGATAAAATATTCAGCGAAAATGGCTTATAAAGATTTTCCAAAACAAGCAGATATTTTGGCAATAATCAGAGTAGAGTCAGCATTCAATCCGAAGGCATTCAATCCAGAGAAGAGCAAGATAAATCCTAACAGGAAAATACCCCCCTCTATTGGACTTATGCAGGTGCAGAATGGCACGTTCAATCCGAAGCATAACATGAAGCAAGGAACTTCTCTACTTAGAGAGTATTACGTAAAGTATTGCAATCGTAGCATTGAGTGCGCCGTAAAAAGTTATAACATCGGTCCACGAAATTTTAAACACGGGAAATTAAAAAAATCTGGAGCAATCTATTTCAATAAATACCAATATCATCGAGCGAGATACGACAAATTTGTTGAAAAGTTGACAACCCACGTTAATTAATCTATGATGGATTTTTAGAACTCAATTGGAGTAATGTATGAATGTTGTTGTAATTAAGACATTAGGCGGTGAAGAGATTCTGGCAGAACTCGAATCAATATCATCAGAAGGTGATTATACCGTTACTAGACCTAGGATACTAATGGTTTCTGGCCAAAACATTGGATTAGTGCCTTATCTCATTAGTGTACCTGATGCTAATAACATCAGAATAAAAGCACATTCTATTGTAACAGCGGTGGATGCTCCGCATGAAATCGCGAATCAATATATCAAAACTGTAACAACTTTGATACTGGGGTAAACGTAAGCATGAGTACTTTTATTGTTTACTTTGACATCCTCGCGAGGTTGTCAAAGGGGTAAATTGTTGTTTTTATTAGACATTTGACAATTAATTAAAAATCTATATAATTGATTATGTCGATTTAAATGTTTTGGTGAATCAATTTGTTTCATAATGAATTGGATGAAATTTCGCCAAATCATTGATTGATAAATAAATTTGACAATTAAATCGAAACTTGATATGATTGTTAGGTGGTTGTGAAACAGGCAACACTGAAAGGTGTAAATCTTTCACCATTTGACAATTAAATCGAAACTTGATATGATTGTTAGGTGGAATTCAATGACACATAATATCGTGTTAGCAAACAGGAATGGAACGTGGCTGCGAGGACCTGTTTAAAAACCTCTACGGGCGGATTCGGGGATGAATGGGAAACTGAAAAATCCGAATATTGGACATTCAATAGATGTTCAATCAAAAAAATTATGCATATTAATATATTAATATGTTAAGACCGTTGTTGGATACGGAGAGATTGATACAAAGTATATGGGTTCGATTCCCTTTATGAAACTGTTAACGCAGATGGCATATACAGGTGTTCCAGAATTAAAAGGTTGGTAATCGACGTGGTGAGCAAAGCCAACATTATTTGATTGAACTTTATTGAGTGTGCTTTATTAAGATTTTCAATGAAAAGGTTGCAGATGTAAACATCATTGGTCAAGAAATCTTAATTAAGCACATTTTACAATACTCCTGTAACGCGAAGGGAACGGTTTGATTCCGTTACGGACCGTTACGGTCCACCAAAATGCACAGCATCGCTTTATGCTGTGGTAGGAAGCCTCTGTATCCGTCGGAAACATGCATCTCAAACTACAACGAGAGTCCTCGCAAAAGGACATAGCTTTAAATAATGCCCTGATGGCGGAATTGGTAGACGCATCAGATTTAAGTCCTGACGCTTAGGCATGTCGGTTCGAGTCCGACTCGGGGTACCAACTTTGAGTTGCATATATAGGGCCTGTAGTTTAATGATAAAACACCGAACTCATAATTCGAGAGACTACCAGTTTGACCCTGGTCGGGCCCACCAATTTGGCTGAAACATATTATAAATGTCACTATGGACTAATGCCGCCGATACAACAAATGTAACAATTACAACAACGGGTTCTAAATTTACAAAAACTGCACATTAAGGAAAATAATATTATATATGATTTACCGCCAGTATCACAACCGCCTTCTAAGCGGTAGCCGTGTAATTGGACCAATGGGAGTTCGAGTCTCTCCTGGCGGACCAAATTTGCCGACATCTACTGGTTCGAGTCCTGTCTCCGAGACCATAGAAGTTGTCTAATCGCAATATGTTTTAAGATATACCCGAGCTGAACCAAATAATGAATTGGGAGTATAGCTCAGCTGGAAGAGCATTCGACTTTTAATCGACAGGGTGCGAGTTCGAACCTCGCTGCTCCTACCAATGCAATGCATGACTACACTAAGTCAGAGCATAAATTTGGGATGTTAGTGATAACGAGAGTCCTGCAAGAGGACATAGCTTTAAATAATGCCCTTATCGTATAATGATATTACGGTTGACCTGTAATCAACTCATGGAGGTTTGATTCCTTCTGGGGGCACCAGAACAAATGTAATAAATATGCTCCCCAGCATTAGTGTGCAGCGGATTTTTATAAAGTCTGGAGACTGGTCAGATAGGCTGGAACGGCACGGAGCGTAACCGTGGGGGAGTACCAAACAACTTAACGCATGTGATAAATACCCGAGTGGCGTAATGGCAGCCGCGCTGTGCTTAGAACGCAGTGTCCGTAAGGGCGTGTCGGTTCAAATCCGACCTCGGGTACCAAAATAATTGGAGATGTCATATACTGGCTATTATGCTCGGCTGTCTACCGGGACAAGACGGATCGTAACCGTTCATCTCCGCCATACAATGGAAGATGTGGTGCAAGGTGCAACCGGAGTTTGCTAAATTCCCGGCCAGAAAGGGCCCGACAGGTTCGATTCCTGTATCTTCCTGTGCCTCGTCTGATGGACAGTGTCTAGTCTTCGAAACTGGAACAGAGCGGTTCGATACCGTTACGGGGCACCAAATAATCGTCGTGTGGCAGAAAAGTGATGCACTGCTTTCATAATGCAGTTTCAAGCTGGCGCAATACCAGCCATGACGACCGATTATTACAATTGGGCATTAGTCATCTTCTGCCAAATTCAATAATAATGGTGAGTATAGCTTAATCAGTAAAGCCTCTGGCTGTGAATCAGGGAGTCCTGCGAATGCAAGTCTCGTTGCTCCCCCACAAGTTTTAGCTTTGCAAAAAATAACTCTCTGAGGTGTTAATAGATGCATGCGTGGTTTGGGACCACGAGGAGTAGGCGCGATACCTACCAGAGAGACCAAAATACAGTGTGTAAGTCATTGGCAGACATCCCGGCTTGGAACTGGGGAGCAGTAGGTTCGATTCCTACCACACTGACACAAGTGAAGATGATTTTGTGTCATCTTTACACAATGCGGGAGTCGTATAATGGCATTATTACAGCCTTCCAAGCTGAAGACAGGGGTTCGATTCCCCTTTCCCGCTCCCTTGAGTCACAGTCAAGACTCGAACTTGTATATAGTAATATGAAAACATATTATACAATCTACAAGATAACAAATCAAATTGATGGCAAATTCTATATTGGAAGCCATAAGACCAGAAATTTGAATGACTCATATATGGGTTCTGGTAAGTATCTTAGATATGCCATTGAAAAATATGGGTTGGAGAATTTTGAAAAAGAGATTCTTTATATATTTGATACATCCGAAGATATGTATACAAAAGAGGAGGAAATAGTAAATGAAGAATTCTTATCTGAAGAAAACACTTATAATTTGAAACTTGGTGGATTAGGCGGGTGGGACCATATAAATTCGAATGTTGAGCTTCGAATAGAAAAGAACAAGACAGCAATGGAAAATGCAAATAAAAATGGCTGCTCAATATTAGGAAATATGCGGCATTATATAAAACAAGAAAATTATAAAAATAATCCAAATAAATGTTTACATTGTGGTAAAGAGTTAGAATACTCAAAAAGAAATAACAAATTTTGTGGTCATGTTTGTTCAGCAACACACGTAAATAAAACACGAACATTAAAAAAGAATTTGCAAGGTCCCGTATCCACACATTCATAGGTGGCTAATACCGTCTTGTATAGTAACAACTGCGACTTCTATCAGTAGACTTCTGGCTCATAACCACGAATGGGAGTAGGTGCAATTCCTGCGGTCGCAACCAATTAAATATAGTTTATGGGGGCAGTAATGGGTTACGGCAATCATTTGCGATGATTGTGCTGGTAGGGTTCGATTCCCTCGGCCTCCAATCCTAATGTGTACGGAGGTAAAATGAAATCATTTAAAGTATTTTAAAAGTAAAGAACATGGTTAAAAATCATAACTTGGCAAAATCAATTCACGATGCTTCATGGTCGGAATTGGTGCGTCAGCTTGAGTATAAGTCCAATTGGTACGGTAAAACATTTACCAAAATTGATACTTTTTTCCCATCTTCTAAAACTTGCAACTGCTGTGGTCATAAGGTAGAGTCTTTGCCGCTCGACATTAGGGAATGGATTTGTCCATCTTGTAGTGCTGAGCATGATAGAGATGTAAATGCAGCAAACAACATTCTGGATGAGGGCCTTCGTGACCTTTATTCCTTAACATCGGCCGAATTAGTCGATTACAAACGCAGAGAAGCAGTTAGTCCCGATTATAGTGTTCTGCACCAAAATTTGGCATCTTTGATGAAGCGTTTAGCAAAAGTAAACTTTACAGAAGTTTACGGTTATGCATAATTATGATAGTTGTGGGCAAATACTATGGAAGAGCAAACCGACTGGCGACGGTACCTGTCTTGAAAACAGTTGAGGTAATGACCTTACCCTTGGGGGTTCGACTCCGCCCTCTTCCGCCAACAGATTCGTAAAATGATAATCTGATTTATGACCCTAAAGCATTAAAGTGATGTACCGGTCTCCAAACCCGGCGAATGCGGAGCATTACCGTATAGGGTTGCCAATAATGCCCGGGTAGATGAAAGGTTCAATCGGTCTCCCTACAAGTGACAGCATGTCAGTTCGAGTCTGACACCGGGCACCAATTCAGTACTTATGATAAGGAAAGACATATGAAAACGCATGTTCTTTTTGTGATGGAATCAACATTAGCAGCAAAAGAAAAATTCGAAGAATTGATGAATTTTACATTGATGATGCAATTAAATAATCTACCCGATTCAAAATTCTAGAAACATCTGACTTTGAATACACAATTAAATCTATGTCCGACTCGAACGAATCTTGTTATGGGATAGAGTTCAATACGTGCATAATTATCTGATGTTTGTAAAAGTAAAATTGATATGGAAAAATTAATGTTGATTAAATCAAGAATCAGACATCCTCACTGATGGACAGACATTTCTTTCCTAAAGAAATAGGATAGGTTCGATGCCTATTGGGGATTCCAAAATTCACAATCGAAAGATTGTAAAGCAGGAGAGTATTAAAGGCTTGGAAGACGGGAGGGGCAGTACCTCCCCAGGTCCACCACTAATGGTGTTAAACAGTAAACGGATAGATAGAACTTGACGAAGGGACTATCCAATATGATGGGTGCATCAAACTGAACTACCAAATTAATATCATTAGTAATGGGCCTGATATAGATTCGATTTTGAGGAAATAGACTTTCTTGGGATAGTCAGACGACTGACTAAAATAGCGTAAATAAAGTAAACGCAGCTAATGATAGCTTATATGCACTAGCGGCTTGATTGTCGTGTAGTGCCGAGTTTGGTGCTTTTCTTGGGAACAGAAAAAGCACACTTAATTGTTACATTAAATGGAAGAATTCATGTCTACAAAAAAGCAAAAATCGTGTCCATTTTGCGGAAGACCTTCAGATGTTTTAGATAATGAAACATTATACCCTAACGGGCTTTATTGGAGGATAGAGGATGGCATTAAACATTACATTTCATTTGAGGATAGAAAAAGTGAGGATAATAAGTGCTGGACTTACAACTGCCCTGTAGTGGCAGGCGGGTGCGGCGCGGAAATTTATGGCGACTCGCGTGACGAATGCATAGAAAAATGGAATACTCGAGTTTAATTATTCTTTTTAGCAAAAATTTGACAATTATTCTACCGTTGTTAAAATGGCAATCATCATTGATTATTAAAGGAAAGGAATGAAATGCAAAAAAATATCGGGATGTTTTTGGGGGGCATTGCAATGGTTGCGATTATCTCTGTGGTTCTTGCTCTGCCTGTGATGTGGGTGTGGAATGCGGCATTTGTTGGTACGATTGACGGTGTACATGAAATTGGATTTTGGAATGCTCTTGGTATCCTATTTCTTTGTTCAATGTTGTTCAAAAATAATACGTCTAACAAATAAGGAATAACAATGTCGACAAATCAGAAATTTTATTGGGGATTTGCCCAATTCATCAGAGTTTGCTTATTGCCTATTGTCATTCCTGTAAGAATTTACGAAATGATTAAAGGAGCAAAAAATGAAACATCAGTATCTGGTCTGTGACAAAGGAGGTCAACCACAATATTGGGCTTCTATGGAAGCTTCTATTCTGTTAAAAGTTAAAGACTCCTTGAGTTATGAATTTGGGGATTCAAATAGATATAGAGGAGGCATTTCTCGTATTACTGGAGAACGGTCTGCGGTGGATATAGCTCCGATATTATTCTTGAAAGATTCCATCAAATACGAAACAAGAATTCCACCTCTTACTAATACTAATTTATTCAGCAGAGATTTAAACATTTGTGCATATTGTGGTAGACATTATCCTTCACACAAATTATCGTGCGACCATATTCATCCGACCTCAAAGGGAGGTAAAAATGTGTGGACAAATGTAGTTTCAGCATGTAAAGCATGTAATCATGAAAAAGCAGATTATTTACTACACGAGATTGACATGGAATTGATTTACATTCCGTACACACCAAATCATGCTGAAAGATTGTTGATGCAAAACAGACGAGTATTAGCTGACCAAATGGATTATCTGCGAGGGTTCTTGCCGAAACATTCAAGAATTTTAGCGGCTCCTCATTTTTTAGGTATGATACAGTAAAACCCCACTTCGGTGGGGTTTTTAATGTCTATAATAAGTATAAGTATTTGATTTATCTAGGTATTTGACATTTAATTTAGTCGTGGTATAATGTATTCCTCAATTAAATAACACGGAGAAATAAAATGAAAAAAATTATCGAAGGTCTTTTGAAAATCATTGCAATGGTTGCGATTATCTCTGTGGTTCTTGCTCTGCCTGTGATGTGGGTGTGGAATGCGGCATTTGTTGGTACGATTGACGGTGTACATGAAATTGGATTTTGGAATGCTCTTGGTATCCTATTTCTTTGTTCAATGTTGTTCAAAAATACTAAGGTGGGTTAACAAATTTTAGGTATGATACAGTAAAACCCCACTTCGGTGGGGTTTTTAATGTCTATAATAAGTATAAGTATTTGATTTATCTAGGTATTTGACATTTTAATTGATGAGTGATATGATATATATCAGTTAAACAACATGGTGAAAATTGCAATGACACAATCTGAATTGATTCGCAAGTTATATACATTTACCCCAGCTACTCCGTATGGTGAGTTGCTCAAAAAAGAATTTAATGTTGAAGTGCCCGCTTCTGCGGCTGCATATCAACTCGAATATTTGTATAAGTACTGTCTTCAATTGAGCATCGATGAATCTATCGATACGAATGATATTGTTGCTCTGGCAGCAGATAAAGTATATGAACATGTGGGAAAATATCCGTGGTGTAAAACCAAATATGATACTGTGTTGACTCATATCGAAAAGATGGCAAAAGCTGACTTTAAAGATATGAGAAAAGACAATATCGTTGTGTTTTCAGAAAAATATCAGAAGTATATGTTTTATAAAGATAATGTCGTTGCTTGCCGCTCAAACACAGTAGAAGGTCTGAAAAAAGTCGTTGCTCGTAAATTCGGCTCGGAGTTTGAACTCAATATGAATATGCTAAGTATTTGATTCATTTAGGTGTTTGACATTTAATTGAGTCGTGATATAATGTATACATCAATTAAACAATACGGAGAAGAAAATGTTTACGAACGATATTAAGAAGGGTATGAGGGTTATACTCGCGAATGGATGGTATGGTACTATGATGGATAACATGAAGGGCAACATTCGAATGGTTAATGTAGAAGGATTCTGTACGGAGATTGGCTCGGTTTATGCATGGGACATTTCACAGGTCATCAATCCTGATGGCACCAGTGTTAAAGTTACTCTGACCGAGAAACAATTGAAAACAAAAAAAATGGCTGATGCTTTCACTGCATGAGTATTTTGAATAGAATTTTACTATGATGCCAATCAATAAATGACTAAATTACAAGACAGCAAGAATTCTCAACTTACTGCTAGAAAAGCGAAAGATTCTACAACATCTTCCTTATTGACTACAATTATCGGGGAGACTGAAATAATTGGCAAAAATGAGCGCAGAGAAGTCACAGATGATACATTAAAAACATTAAAGCGGTTTGAAAAGGGTATGATTGACACAATTGGATACATGAATGATAATGGCATGTCATCTACTGCCCCAAGGTTTTTACATACGCTGAATGAACTTGAAATTGTTAGAACATTCCTTCCGACTAAAATTTCGGCCGGTCAAGTGCTGGACGCCGTCAAATTTATTATTGGGGTATGTGGGCTTAAATTGGAGCAAAAATCACTGGGTGTTATCACGAAGAAACTCAAAGATAAATACGGTGAACAGTTTGATGGCAAACAAGCAGCTACTCAATTCAAACTTCTGCTATCTTAAATGGAGAATCTTATCCTCAGACGCATTGCTGAACTTTCTGGCCATAAAATAGAGTTTAAATGTGAAGCAATATTGACTGGAACAGCATGGATTGGAGATATGCCAATCGATATTACAGTCTGTGGAGGACATGTAAAACTCAATGGGATAGGCGCATTTTCAGGAGATTCACTGAAATTATCAAAAAGCAAATGGAGAGGAAAAGGAAGATTCAAAGAATTGCGCCCTCATATTAACCAGACGTTGATAGAATTTGGGTTTAAACCAGAACTCTATCTTACTCCTTTATCGCCGGTCTGGAAGAGAAATTATAATTTAGTAGAAGACGAACGAGGTAACTGGAAAATAACACTTTAAGTTATGTATGATTATTTGAATTCAGCTATTATCAAATAACTATAAATAATAACATCAATTAAATAACGCGGGGAAAAAATGACAACAAAAAACTACGAAGTGAAAAAATATGCTGATGCCAAAGAATATTATTTGAATGGCAAATTACATCGTAAAGCTGGGCCCGCAATTGAATATGCTAATGGCGCCGAAGAATATTATTTGAATGGCAAATTGCATCGAGACAATGGTCCTGCTGTTAAATATGCTAATGGAAACAAATACTGGTATATTCACGACAAATTGCATCGAGACAATGGTCCTGCTGTTAAATATGCTAATGGCACTCAAGCATGGTATAAAAATGGCAAATTGCATAGAGACAATGGTCCTGCTGTTGAACATGCTGATGGTGATAAAAAATGGTATAAAAATGGTCAACTTCATCGTGAAGACGGTCCTGCCGTCGTGCACAATGATGGTACCAAAGAATGGCATCTAGATGGTAAACAGCATACCGAAGCAGAATTCAATGCAAAGATGAATACTGCAAAGTAATTGTCTGTTGCAGTCATCGAAAAGATATTCGGTTTAAAGTAAAGATTGTTAAATAATTGATTTATTTCGGCATTTGACATTTAATTGAGTCGTGATATAATGTATTCCTCAATTAAACAACACGGTGAAATACTCAAACATGATTAAATTCTATTCAAAAACTGGCCGATATTCTTATATCGTAGATGGCAAAACTCTTGCTACATCTAACGATAAGAAGAAACTCGAAGCAAAAATTCGAACACTCGGCAAGACTTCAGCAGCTGATGTGGATGATGATGTTTTGCTTGAAGTTAAAAAATCCGAATTTACTGTGGCTGAGCGGTTCGACTTCATGACCCAATTCACTAAACTCGCAGCTAAAGGTATTATCCCCAGCCTCGTGGTGACAGGTTCAGGCGGCCTCGGGAAGTCTTTTACCGTTTTAAATGCACTTCGAGATATGGGATTGACTGAAGATACAATCGGCACTATGGATGGTGACTTCGTGTTTGTGAAGGGTTATACTACTCCCCGCAACTTGTACACCACTCTCTTTCATGAAAACGGCAAGGTAATCGTTCTGGATGACCTCGATACAGCTTTTCGTGACCCGATTGGTGCAAGCATTTTAAAAGCTGCATTGGATTCTTCCGACCGCCGGATTATCTCCTGGGGGGCAGAATCAAAAGATGATGAGGTGCCTAGTCGTTTTGAATTCACTGGCAAAATTATTTTCATTTCTAATCTAGAATTGCATAAGTTCCCGCAGGCAATTCTGAGCCGTTCTATAGTATGCGACTTGACTCTCAATGTGGACGAGAAAATAGAACGAATTGCTCAGATTTTCGATGAAGATGAAAGGTTTGAGTCCGAGGATAAGATAGATGTGTTGAATTTTATCAGGAAGCATGTGAAAATGGCAAAAGATTTAAATATCAGAAGTGCCTTGAATATTCTCAAGATGAAAGTTGCACTTGGGGAAGACTGGGAACGGCCTTGTTTATATAACTTTTCTGTAAATGGATGACCTAACTGGGGCTAAGGCATCTTAGCCCCATTATCTTGATACCGTCGATGGGTGCATATCAACTCAAAACAATGAGACTGGTACAGCATCCTAGACTGTCTTTTAGATAAGTGATTGATTCATCAAGGTGTTTGACATTTAATTGTGTCGTGATATAATGTATTCCTCAATTAAACAACACGGGGAAATAAAATGCTTCCGAACGAAGTTAAGCTCTACGATAATGACGATAAAGAATGGTATCTGAATGGTAACCTCCATCGTGAAGACGGCCCTGCGGTTGAATCTGCAAATGGCGATAAAGAATGGTATCTGAACGGCCTGCTGGCCCGGCCTCGGCGGTCCTGCTGCTGAATTTGCCAATGGATGCAAATTCTGGTATCTGAACGGTAGGCGCCATCGTGAAGACGGTCCTGCTATTGAATCTGTTCTCGGAACCAAATATTGGTATCTGGATGATGTAGAATACACCGAAGCAGAATTCAATGCAAAGATGAAGACTGAAAAGTAATTGTCCGTTGCTGACATCGAACCGCTGCTTGGGTTTAAAGTGAAGATTGTTAAGTGATTGATTTATTTCGGCATTTGACATTTAATTGAGTCGTGGTATAATGTATACATCAATTAAACAATACGGAGAAATAAAATGAAAATATCGATGGATAACAAGGCTCACTTTTTTGTTGGATACTGCATTTCTATTACGGTGGCACTCGGCCTGATTGTGGGAGGCATCACAAGTATGCAGATGGCGGCACTCCTTGGACTGTTGGCGGCGGCGAACGTCGGGATACTCAAAGAAGTGTGGGATATCCTCCACCCTGCTAGCCGCCGGGCAGATTTACGGGATGAGGTCAGTACGTTATTAGGCGGCGCTCTTGCGGGTGTGGTAGTGACCGGAATGGCTATGATGGTTACTCCATGAACTTATTGACCGTACTCTCCCGCGGCGGCTTAGCCCCATTATCTTGACACAGTCGATATGCACCCATCAACTCAAAAACAACAAGAATGGTGCAGCATCCTAGACGGTCGTTTAGATAAATGCTTGATTCATTAAGGCATTTGACATTTAATTGAGTCGTGGTATAATGTATACATCAATTAAACAACACGGAGAAGAAAATGTTTACGAACGAAGTCGAGGTTCAGGTTAATGCTAATGGCGACAAACTCTGGTACTTGAATGGGGAACTTCATCGTGAAGACGGCCCTGCCATTGAAAAAGTTAATGGAGACAATTACTGGTACCTGAATGGTGAATTGCATCGTGAAGACGGCCCGGCGATTGAATATGCTAATGGGGACAAATACTGGGGTTTGAATGGACAATATCACCGTGAAGACGGCCCGGCGATTGAATATGCTAATGGAGACAAAATCTGGTATCTGAACGGTAAATGCCATCGTGAAGACGGCCCAGCGATTGAATATGCTGATGGTTACAAAAGTTGGTATCTGAACGGTAAATGCCATCGTGAAGACGGCCCAGCGATTGAATGTGCTAATGGGGACAAAAGTTGGTATCTGAACGGTAAATGCCATCGTGAAGACGGCCCGGCGATTGAATGTGCTAATGGGGACAAAATCTGGTATCTGAACGGTAAATGCCATCGTGAAGACGGCCCTGCAGTTGAATATATCAATGGAGATAAATTCTGGTATCTGAATGGTGTAAGATATACAGAAGCAGAATTCAATGCAAAGATGCATCCTGTAATAGATGTTTGACGTTTACATGATATTACCAATCTTATTAATCGAGCAAAAGAAGCACATATCGACATTCACGGTAATCTGATTTAAGGAAATATACATCATGCAAAATTTAATTCGCTGGCCTTCTATTGAGCAATTTCGTAATGTTGTAAAAAACGTACAGCATAAAGTTCGCTTCAGTGGGCTTGATGATAATGGGAATGCAATTTTCGATACATCTGCTAAGCTTCCTACACTGCATTTTGAGGGCACCGTAAAATTACACGGGACAAATTCCTCTGTTGCGCAGTCGCATGATGGCGATATGTGGTATCAATCCCGCGAAAATATCATCACACCAGAAAGAGATAATGCTGGATTTGCCATGTTTGCAATTGCGAACGAATTTGCGTTTCGAGATTTAATGTGTACAGCTAGATGTATTGCTCGCGATGCAATCGCAGATTCTCTGAAACAAGATATTGTTGTTTGGGGAGAATGGTGTGGGAAGGGCATCCAAAAAGGTGTTGCTATTTCTGAACTGCCAAAAATGTTTGTTATCTTTGGTGTGGCATTTGTTGACGAGGAAGGCAATAAGACATATTTTACACGTCAACAAATTGTTGATACAATCGATGGATGCCGTGAATATGTATTGAGGCCAACTGGAAAGATTCCTGAGGAATCTTGCATATATTGTATATATGACTTTCCTTGCTTTCAACTTGATATTGATTTTGAAAATCCTCATGCAGTCCAAAATAAACTCAATCAATTAACTCTATCAGTAGAAGAAGAATGCCCTGTTGGTGCGGCATTTGGTGTCAACGCGACAGGAGAGGGAATCGTTTGGAGATGCACCGACGAAAATTATAATAATTCTGGTTTTTGGTTCAAAGTAAAAGGAGAGAAACACAGCAATAGCAAAGTAAAAATACTCGCCACAATTGATGTAGAAAAAATTAATAATTTGAAGGATTTGGCTGCTAGACTTGCCCATAATGGGCGCCTTGAACAAGCTGCGCAAATTATATTTGACACGTTGAATGGCGGGGAAGTTGATATAAAGAAAACAGGCGACATGATTCGCTGGGTAATGTCTGATATTATAAAAGAAGATGTCAATATTATTGCAGCCTCTGGTTTTACATTCAAAGAACTCGGGCCGTCTGTTGCAAAGAGGGTACGAGATTTTGTCATGAAGAAAATGGAGATGTGAATGCCACTCGCTTCATCAGAGTATTCTATCACACGAAAATAATTTATAAGGGCAATTATGGAAAATTACAAATTCATCAAATCTGAATCAATGTATGACCCAGGAATGATTTTCTATCATCTTGAGAGAGATGCATTTGAAAAACAAATTGGCGGGGTTAGATTCATTGAAGTAACGGCCGATTTTAAAACAGCTCAATTTGTAAGAGCAGACAGTCTGAAACCTGTCGGATTTGTGATGAAACAATACTAATTTAGGAGAATTTGAAATGCAACGCAATTGTGTTTGTGGAAAGAAAGAAAAGCCTGCTGTAGTTACTGTACTCAGATATTATAGGCGCTGGGATGACAAGCACAATCAATATTCCTCATCCGGCGGCATGACTGCCATCTGTGAACTCAATTATGACACTATGACATTGACTTTTTACCCCTCGTTTTGCTCAGACAAAGATAACTTCTCAAAGCAGACTGGTGCAACCGTAGCAGCCGCTAATAAAGTAAGGAATATTGGATATGCATGTCCTTTGAATAGGAAACATTCTATTTTCGATAACATCATATACAATATCGATAACAATACCTTGCAACCTACCAGTACAGCAGCCAAGGCTAAAATGAAACACCTCTATAATTGGATTGATGAATGATGAAAACGCGAGAAGAACTTGAGGCACAATTCTTAAATGGAGAAAAGTTTTATATGATGGTCAATGACATCAGTATATCAAATCATATTCCATATATGGAATCTATCATGTATGTGTGTGATAATAATGGTATAGACCCTGAGGATTTGGTTAAATTGCAACTCATATCTCCTCTACTCAAATGCAAATTAGAGGAGGAATCTATTGCCGCTGGGTTATTGAAAGAAACATCTAAATTGCCAATATGAAATGCCTATTCAGCCATACAAATTTTATAAAATATACTCAGCAGTAAATTTACATTTTACTTCTTCTTATGATTTAAATAAATATAAGGGAAAGTCTAAAACGATTTCTAGTATTTCATTTGATAACAGAAGAGACAAACATAGATTTTCATATTTTGCTCGGCACATCGAATCATCTAAAGATGCTCTTAAATTCTGTGTCTTCAATTTTTTAGACAACACAGACTGGTTATATAATAATTATACTGAAGCAAATGATAAATACTTTGAGAAAATTAAATTTTATTCTACTTTCACTAAGAACATAACAAATGATTTTTCCACCATCCAAACAATTAGAGACAGTAAGACGGTATCGTTCAAGTCATTTTTTGAAGAAACTAGAACAGGAAACCCTCCGCCGATTCTTCAGTTATTTTGGGAAAATTCTATTAGTATTGAGTTCATTTGCCTCTGTAATATCACTTATCCTTATATGCGCAAGTTAAGTGACTCGATAGACCCATTAGTAAGAGAAGAAGTTAGAAAAATTTGCAATTATTCACCATTTGTGTTATCATTTAGGAAATAGAGAAGTGGACAAGAAATTTCATAAGAAACATTTTCAAGCCGAAGTAGAAGAAAAGTTAGCCAGGAAACAAAAGAAACAACGTTTGAATGAAATTCAGGAAGAAGAATCATTTGATTGTGAGGAAGATGAGGAACTTTATTTTCAAGTGAAACATCTATTGAAATGAATTTTAGTTGTAATTAAAGACGTGAGGTGCTGTTACCTCCGAGTACATTATGATATTGTGATTTTTTAACAGGTTGGCACGTATGACGATAAGTCGAGAAGCCGTTTAAATAAAGGAAATAAAATGTCAAATTCAGCAATGAACAAACTCCTAGCAGCAGTCCAAAAAGCAAAAACCAATTCTTCCTTTGATAGAACAGATGAATTCTTCTATTATCCAACTCGAGACGCCGCCGGTAATGGTTCAGCTGTTATCCGATTCCTACCTGCAGCTAACGAAGAAGATGTTCCATTTGTTAAGTTGTATACCCATGGTTTTCAAGGACCGAACGGTAAATGGTTGATTGATAATTGCCTTACTTCAATCGATGAGGAATGCCCAGTATGTATTGAAAATGGTAAGTTATATGCTTCGATGTCGAAGGATGATGCTAGAAAGTACGGGATGAATCGCAAAACATCATATATCGCTCGTATTCTTGTCATCGAAGATAAGAAGAACCAAGAGCACGAAGGTAAAGTATATCTTTACAAATTCGGCACAAAGGTATTCGATATGATTGCAGATGCATTGCAACCAGTTGATGAGGACGATGCGAAATATAATGTATTTGGTGTAGAAGGCGATGAAAACAATTGGCCAAACTTCAAGCTTCGAATTCGTAAGGTAGATGGGCAGGTTAATTATGGAAAGTCAACGTTTGAAGCTGGCGGTGATATTGATGTCGATTTCATGGCGCAGTATACGGCAGAAAATGACCCACAGAAATTTATCCAGAAGGATCAATTTAAATCTGCTGATGCATTGCGAAAACGTCTTGCTTTTGTCTTGGTAAAAGCGCCTGAAGTAGATGATAGGGCAAATGAAGAAGTCGAGGATACACAAAAAGTAGTAAAAGAAGCAAAAGTAGCTACTAAGCGAGTTGAAGTATCAACAGATGATGATACAGATGATGTGATGAATCTGATTCGAAGTCTATCTGAAAAAGCGGATTAAGCAAATTTAGCTCTCGTTTTCAAGAATAGTGAAATACTATTATCTTGATTTCGAGGGCTATCTTTTTGTCTGTTATTATCATTAGCGACAGTAGATATATTTTGGATGGTCTGTTGATTACTTTGAGTGATAGCAGAACCAACTGCCGCCGCTACTTCTTGTGCTTTGGCTGTATTTTTATTTTTCTCAATAATAGTAGATTGTTTATCTAATTCCTCAGCAGTATTTTTTGGTTGAGTTTCAAGTTTCTTGGCTGCTGCTGCTCTCGCTGCCCGCATCGCGGCTCGTTCAGCATCCCATTTCTTTTGAGATGCTTCGTCTCTATATAATTCGTCCTTGCCTTGAGCCACCCTCGATTTATTTAATTGAATTAATCGGGCAGTTGAGATGTGTTCCAAATCCATGGGAACAGGCTTAGCAGCATTTTCGGCATCGGTATCTGCTCCAGACAAAAAAGAAGTCACTTTACCGATTACACTATCGCCAGCGATGTTGCCATTTTCATCCAGTTCACCAATAGATTTTAATATACTTGTGCCAGCAGCATATCCAGCCGCACCAGCACCTGCAATCAATGCCGCTGGCACGGCTATTCTAGCAATTGAACCAACAATAGATTTTAATGCTGGTAAAAGTTTTGATGCTAATGCTCCTGATATTCCGGCAGATATTGTATCTATTAAAGAGGATTCCTCGCCAGTTCCCTTCAAATTCTTAATATCCTCATCTATCTGTACAAGGATTTCATAATTCTTTTTTGCCGCTTCTTTTGTACTTTCTATCAGTTCATCAGCTGATTCATCTTTTTCTTCCTCAAATACACTATCATTAGCAGCAAGATTCTTTTCTTCTATCTTTATATTCGACTTTTGAGGTTGCCTGTACTTTGGGGTTGCCATTAATGGCAATTCTGACTCTTTTGTTGTGATATTATTTTTTGGAGGTACAGGAGTAGGTGCAACAACAGGCGTAGGAGTAGGGGCAACAACAGGAGGATTTTCCACAGCTTGGACATTTTTGGGTTGCTTTGGTGTAAGCAAGAATTTCATTATAGAACTTAATCCTGACTTTGCCACAGTCAGAACATCATCCAACCCTTTGCCTGCTGGACTTAATGATGCTCTAAATCTTTCATTGGACATTACCTTCTTGTCCCATTGTACTTTTGTTTCTTTGATTGCCTTCAATAACCGAATTTCTTCCTCTGTGGCTAGATGCTTTTTATCTAATATTCTTTTTTCTTCAGAAAGAATTAGAGCACGATATTTGTCGTCTTCTGCGAATCCCCTTTTATCAAGCACTAGCTGTTTATTCTCTGCGGTAGTCTTTGGAGTATTTGGGTCATAATATCTCGATTTAAATGTATCCAATATACCAGTTCTAGCGGTAGATGGTTTAATATCAATACCGAGTTGAGATGCAGATGCTCTCACATGCAATTTACCTAGTCCACTTTTTACGGCACGCGCGGCCCCAGCCGATATTTTACCACCAGAGGTTACTGCTCCCTCTTCAATTAATAAATCCTGCATATCAGGGGCTAAGGTAGCAATATGTTTACCTTTAACCGTGTGGAAATATGAATTTAAATAATTGTTAAACTCTGTTTTATTTGTCTTGAATAATATACGAAGTTCAGTCTCTTCGTCTTTTATCATGCCATTTACTTCAGCCGGCGTAGGTAGAGCATTAGTATTAGTAAGATGTCCGTCAACTATATTATATGCCATGACCTTAATCACAGCATCAAATCGTTTCTTTTGTTTAACTAACGCGTTGTCCGATAAAATAGACATTTCAATCCTCTTTTTCTTGTTTCTGTTTCAATAATCCAACATATATACTTCTTTCCCACGGCAACATATCTTCCAACTCTGCCAACGTGAAGTGTTTATTGTTGATAAGAGAGAAATTAAGTTTAAAATATTCTGCCAGCCCCTCTTCAGAGAGGCTCAAGCGAAAAAATTATCTATGCCTTCAATGTGAATTTTATTTTTATGTTCGCACTTGCATGTGTATTCTATATCTATAGTTAATATAGGGAAGTTCTTATAGAATTGAGTCAATTTTACTAATTGACTATTCATCAAAGATTCAATCAATTCTATCCTTTCCTGTTCTGTATAATCGCTGGCATGTTTAACATTTTCCCCTTCAATTATAGTATCAAGTGACATAGCAATCGCTAGAATATCATCTCCTTCTTTTAACCGCAAAGAATCTTTTAAAGATGGCACCTTCATTGTCAACCAAATGTCTTTCATTATCTCAATAGGTTCAATCTTTAATTCACCAGCAACAAATGCAGTAGTTAAATCCATTAATAATGGAGTTTTTACTCCGCACTCCTCGCATATACCTTTAATATCGATGCCTTCTCCTATTGATTTGCATCTCAGTTGAAGAAACAAATATTCTGCATCTATTTTGTTTATGTTGTCTATTGATATTTTGCCGAACGTACAATTATTAAATATCTGGTTCATTGAGGTCAACATCATTTCAGTGTTTTGCTCTTCTTTAGCTAAAAGAAGAACTTTTTCTTCTTTCACCGTAAAGGGCCTATATTTAACGACCGTTTTAGATATAGGTAGAGTGCAAATATATTCGGGTAGCATCATTTCAATTATTGCCATTTTATATTCCTTTTAAAGTTTTGTTTCGCCTGTAAACCATTTTGGTATATTACTGATAGTGTCTTTTGCTTGATTTATAACACTTATGTCTGCATTAAATGGCCCTATTTTAAGTTTATTTTTAGATGTAATATCAGGTGCAATATTTCCTGATTTTCTTGCTGTCAATATATCTTCATATTTAACAGTTTCGTATACTAGTTCTACGGTAATTTCTTGGTGTCCTACATTCGATGCACCATAACTAACATTCAATACAGTTTTTATAAAACAATTTTCGAAAATGTAACTGTGAACTGGAGTAAAATTTTCATCTGTTACTATTAATTGCATGTTGAATTGCGCTTCTTCTTTATATTTAGGAGAATAAGAGGATTTATCAAACAACGATACTTTTGTTTTATGCATAAAGAACTTTTCTAATCTGTGCATTATATCCACATTGAATGTCATCCACATAGGGTCTTGTTCTAATTCTATTGGTATTTCATATTGCAGTCCATATATTTTAGCTTGTTGCGATTTGATTCTCCAGCCCGGCAATGTCACCTTGTTTAAATGGAACCCCATAGACATTATCTCCTCTAAGGAAGCACCATTAACCAATATATAACCAATGTAATAATACCCCTTAGAAAGTCTGAACTGATCAGTTTTTAATTTTGCAGTGAACGATGATAATGAGAATGCATCATCATTTGGTGGGGTTGATTCAGCTACATTTTTTTTACCGAATACGTCATATGCATATTTAGATGCACCCAACAATAGAGCATTTCTAGGTTTTTTTAATTCCTCCAGCCCGTTAACTACGGTGTCTTTTATACTCATTTCTTACTCCAGACTTCTTCGTTTGAGGCACCCTTGAAACGACATAGAGGAAGCCATATCGTAAATTTCCATTCGTTTGGTGGGATTATAATGAAGTTACTTTTTACCTGTTTGAATAAATATTTTTTGACACAATTAGAAACCTCGGAGAACTGAGATGCTGTTTTTAATGCCTGCCAACTGAATGCTAGTTTAGTTTTAGATGATAAAGTATCATCTGTGCTATATACCATCAATTTTTCTAATAATGCTGCTCTTACTCTTGGGTGTAGATAATGTAAATTGAGTGCGGTGAATGAATCAGAATCTGTGTTAAAAGGAAGACTCATCGGGAATGTATCATAATAAGGAAGGGTATCTTTTCCCTTAGGAGAATAAAAGAAACTTACCATATCACCCGGCACTACGTTTTTACTTTGATGTGCTTGATTGTCCCCCAGAAACTTCTGAGCGGACATTCCAGCTGCCGCATTTCTCACATTAGTTTCATACCACTGCCAAGATAGTTTCGATTCTTTCTTGGCATTAGCATGTACGGTATCTCTTAGGTTGCGCATTGGTTGCTTCATTTTCCTGTCAAATCCAATTCTTCTTCATATTCATTGGAAAAAGTGATGTCTTTAGGCAATTTGTCTTTCAACTTTGATATATCGAAGTCGCCTACATCGTACGACGCAGAAATATGAGGTTTAAATTCTGAAAAATCGTGAGTAGCATTATGTTCGTCCATCAATTGATTGTGTCTTTTTATTATGTCAGGTGATTTAAATTTTATCACAAGGCAATTTTTACCAGATTTTGTCGGCCATATTTCTACTCCACTTATCTTTCCTTCATATTCTCTATCTGGTTCGGGAATATAATTTGGGAGAAATTTTCTACTGTATAATAAAGTACAATGTAATTTATCAGTTGGTTCAAGATTAGGAACATGTAATTCTGTGCAAACATCGTGTAATGCTTTTGCATCTGAGTTTACTGGTTTCAATGCAGCATAAGTGCCTTTTTTTATATATTCTTTGAAACTTTTCATGGTTTAATGTGGTCTTCTGTTAGTATAAGAAATGTCATATTTTTAATTTTGCACCAATGTTGCGCCGCGGCCCATTTTGCTTGATTTACTTCATACGTCATAATTTCAGTAATCATCCTAGGAGTAGATTTCTTCCTCTTTTTGGGTGGAAGCGTCTGTGCCTTGGGTTTAACTTCTACCAAATAATTATTAATACCCGTGCTTGATTTAGATACAACGACAAAATCTGGGAAATATCTATGTATTCTATTATCTACTGGGCTCAGATATGGTATAACAATTTCTTCGGAAGACCATTCTAATATATCAGGATTATTATCGAAGAACAACATTGCTTTCTGTTCCCATCCTGACCTTACCCATATTTGTGTTGGGTCACCTGCATATTTTTCAGGATGTTTTGGTGACCATCTATATGGTTTTGGAAATTTGCTCATTCAACACTCAGTGATAAATAGTAATTAATCATAATCAATTATATTTATCACTAGTATATGGCATATAAAACGAGAGAAACTAAATTGGCAGAAACACAGAAACCAATATTAAATAGTAGAACATTTATACCAGACCAAACATATTCTACCATAGAATACCCACTTGGGCAGCTAGGTGGAGAACGGTATCCATATTATACTATATTTTATATAAATGAAAACAGCAAGTCTAAATATATCAAAGACACAAGTACGTACGATGTAGAAGAAAAGAGGACTGGTGCTGCTGTATCTCAATCAATAAACAAGTCTTATATATCAGAAGCAATAAAAACTGGCACAAATGTTTTGATTGCTGGCGCAAATGTATTATCAGATGCATCGCAGGGTAGCCCACAACCATTTGGCAAAATTAAAAAATTAGATTCGGTTGAATTTACTACTGGTACTAAGAGAATAAAATCAGCAATATGTTTGCCAATGCCAGCTAAAGTTAGAGCAAATTATGATGCAGATTACTCAGCATCAGAAGCAATTGGTGCGCTTGGTGCAACTATATTAGCTGCAATCAGTCCTGATGGAGATACTGCCGCAACAGCATTACAAGGACTTGCTCCTATAGCAGTAGAGCGTATAGCTAAACGTATATCACTTAAAATTCCTGGGTTAAGAGATAATGCGCGCGAACACGGAGATGATGCAGGTAAAATCGCAAAAAATATAATACAGAAGTTCACTGGTAAAGTTATTAATAGGAGACAAGAACAATTATTCAACAATATGAAATTCAGAAGTCATCAGTTTTCATATCTCTTTATACCAAGAAATGAACAAGAAAGTAAAAATATAACAAACATAATACGAGAATTTAAGTTACATATGCATCCAGAATTTGATGGTTCTGCTGGGGGGTCATCGTTGCTTATAACACCAGCAGAATTCGATATAGAATTTATGCATAAAGATGAGGAGAATGTCGCATTAAGCAGAATAACAACATGCGCATTGCAGAGCATAGATGTTAATTATACTCAGATAGGTGAATTTATAGCCTTTGAGGGCACAGATAATCCTGTTGCAATAGGATTAGATATGATTTTCGTAGAACTAGAACCACTCACGAGAGAATTGATAGATAAAGGCGGCTACTAAATGGCTTATTTCAAAGACTTTTCATTTATAAAATATGATTATACTATACCACAGGATGTAAAACCTATCATTGATGTAGTGGTAGATTTGACACAACGAATCCAATTGAATATATCGGAAGAGGATTTGGCTAAATTGTGTGATGAATATATTGTCTCGGATAATATAACACCAGAATCCATCGCAGCAAGAGTATATAACAACCCCTTTCTGCATTGGACTATACTCTATGTCAACAATATAACAGATTTATCTGCTGGTTGGCCAATGTCAGGAAATTTATTGCGCGATTTTATTACAAAAAAATATGGTGCAGGCAACGAAGACGCGACGCATCACTATGAAACACTGGAAGGGGTATGGATTGACCCCGATTTCGCTATAGAGATATATGGTATAGCACCTAAAAATATCACTAATTACGACTTTGAATATAACATAAACGAATCGAAGAGACATATTAAAATAATCAAACCATCATATATAGCAAGATTTGTCCAGTCCTTTCAGGAAGCTAGCGTAAATGGATAAATCTTTAGGACCAGGCATACAACAAGCAGGTGATGTAGAGATAGAAGCAGTATTCCTTATCGATACAAAATCGAATAGGAAAATCAATTTACTTGGCTCTATGGTAGATATGACCATATATGAGGACTTGTTTTCTCCTGTACTTACTGGATATTGTGCAGTCATCGAAACTCAAAATCTTATATCAACTCTCCCCATAGTAGGTGGAGAAATGTTATATATAGAATTCAGCACTCCTACACTGAATACAATCAAAGCAGCATTTCAGATAACAAAGATTGGGATAAGAGAGCATCAGGATAAAAAGAATGCATACACATTAGATTTTATCTCGTATGAAGGCTACGCGGATGTACAAAAGAGGATAAGCAAAGCATATTCTGGTAATACCTCAGTACTTGTACAATCTATATTTAAAGATGAGTTTGGAAGTACGATATTGGATGCTGATGATTCGGATAATTTTATAAAATTCGTGTCTCCCTATTGGAGCCCGTTAAAAATTATAAATCACATAACATCTAGAGCTATATTGCCTAACAACAAAATAATAACACCCAATTATCTTTTTTTCCAGACCACAGCAGGCCATAAATTTAAATCAATTAGTACATTGATGTCAGCTAAACCAAAAACAGAATTGTTCTTTGACAAAAATCCAGCAAGAAAACAACTCTCGCCAGGTAAATCACATAGAGATGTCGATAGAGAATACAAAACAATAAAAGAACTTACATTTGTCTCTTCTCAGGATTTTTTGAATAATATGATGAATGGTGCATATAATCATAGATTGTATGGTGCGGAAATATTTTCTAAAAACTTTAATATCAACACGTATTCATACACGAATGATTTTACGAAGACTATACATACTGATATTAATCCTCTTAATATATTACCAATAGCTAGAAATTCAGGACTTCATTCTATACATCATGTATACAATAATCTGTTTAATGGAGTCATCGATAATTCGGCTGAGATTATAGCTAAACGTATATCTATGTTGGCACAATTGGAGACATGGAAAATTGATATAGTGGTGCATGGCAGAACCGATTATGAAGTAGGACAACTTGTTAATGTCTGGATAAATCAATTCAAGACAATTGACTCGAGTGACAAATATACAAATGATAAATTCGATAAAATATATAGTGGAAAATATTTAATAACAGCAATTCAACACAGATTCACTCAAGCTAGACATCAAATTAACATGCAATTAATCAAGGACGCTGCTTTCAGCGAGATTAAATGATTTATATAGGCAAAATAGAAGACAGTTCAAGTGACCCATTTAGGGCAACAAGATACAAGGTAAGGATTATAGGGGTACATCAGCCAGATAAGTCTATATTGCCAACAGAAGATTTGCCATGGTCGACCTGTGTTCAAAATAATTCGGCTGCCATGAGTGGTATAGGCACATCTGCAAATGGGTATCTCAACGGTTCAACTGTTGCAATAATGTTTTTAGATGAGGATAAACAAATTCCTTTCATCTTAGGTGCACTCGGTGGTGTGCCTCGAGCAGAGTTAACAGGCAATGAGTTATACTCCAGCATTGAATCTGAATTAGCTATATTACCCAGACCCACTCCTCCTGAAGAACCGAATGCTGATTATATAGGGCCTCTGTCCCATAATGATGTAAAAAATATAATCGCTAAACTGGGAGAGTTGAGAGTAAACAATAGCCCAAAAACAACAGAGTTCGGTGTAGGCCGGTATCAACATACTCTCACAGAACTCGAAATATTGGGATATATACACAATAATGAATGGGTCGGTAAAAACGGTATAAAAAGCAACGAGCAATATTTAAATACACCAAACGAGCAATATGATGCAGAGGAGATTCTGCTGAAATTATATTATGTTGCATTAATGCAAACCCAAGTAATAACATCATATACCCCAAAAGAAAAGGTATCTGGTGTGCTATTGGCAGCTCATGTCAACGGGATAGAAGGTGCATATGCTCTTGTGTATAACGGCGAAGACAGTAATAATTATTTGAATGAAAATAGTCTTAATTTCTATAGAGAAGGATATAAACTAATACAGGGTGTATATACGGAAGAAGTACCGTCGCTAGAAAATATCAACAATACTGCAACAGATAATAATGATGAAGATGTCTACCCATCAAAAAGCAAATTTGACGTAAAACCGATTGAAATTCCCCTTAATAATCAAGGGTTTAAAGACCCAAATGGGACATATCCACTGTTGTCCCATGAGAAAGAGTCTGACACACCCAGATTGGCGACAGGAATCAAAGCAACCCAGACTATACTTGGGCTCAAAGAGCAAATGGCAGTAAAGAATATAGCTATAGCCAATAGTACAATCAAATGGAAACAACCACCGCAGCCATATAATGCAATGTATCCAAAAAATCATGTATATCAGAGCGAGTCCGGTCATGTGATGGAGTTTGATGATACTACTGGGGCAGAAAGAATACACATTGCTCATAATACAGGTACATTCTTCGAGATTGATAATGAGGGAAACCAGGTAGACCGCACTGTCGGCACTCGCACTATCATAGTAGATAAAGATGAACTTGTGTACATCAAAGGTTCCGGGCATGTTACTATAGACGGAGATATGTCTCTTAAGGTAACTAGAGCGATGCATGTTGAAATTAGCGGTGATGCTAATATTAAGGTAGCAGGCGATTATAATTTAGATGTAGCAGGTACTTTCAGAGTAAATTCCGGTGCATTCGAGATAGGTGGAAGTTCGACATCTAAAGTCACCTCTCCTATATTAGAATTGGATGCAAATAACATATTACAGAATCCATCCACAGGTGATATTGTATTTTCAAAGCATACTAATAGTTATGAAAGCGTATCTGGTGTAAATACATGGTCACCGACAATAAAATTACCTGCACCTATTACCAGAAAAGAAATGCAAGGAATAGAACTCGAAGATACTGAAGCGTCCAAAATATTAGCTGGATATGACAAAAAATTGAAAAAAATTGATGCAGATAAAACTGCATCGACTCATACACCAAGCAAAATAACAAGTATATATTCCTTACCAGATTTAATAACATACAATACGATATTATCAGCAAACTTTAAAGTCAGAGATGTTGCTGTGGGGAGTCTAGGAAGTAACTTTCCATTCCAGGGACAACATGGTTTAACAGCAAGGGATATAGCAGTAAACGCTCAGTTACTTTGCCTTAATTGTCTAGAACCCATAAGAAAGCAATTTAGTAGTGTTGGTTTTAAATTAAATTCAGTTGTCAGACCTTCTGGCAATCCATATTCAAATCCTGATAGAATTTCACAACATGAACTTGGTATGGCGGCTGATATATCATTCTCTCTAATAAGAGGTCTACCAGATGATAGACAACGATTCTTTCAAAATGCAAAGTGGATAAAGGACAATATTTTATTTGACCAATTGTTGCTCGAATATCGAAATGGGGGTTCTGTCTGGATTCATATATCCTACAATAAAAGTAATAATAGAAGGAATGTCATGACAATAAATAATGATAAAAAATATGATAACGGTCTAATATTATTGACAGAGGTTTGACATATGGCAATGACAGCACAAGGAATGGCAGATAAGATGATAGCAGCATTGCCGATACAACCGGAAGTAAATAAAGACATATTCGATGCTTTCTTGTTAGCACTATCTACCGGTATAATAAATGAAATACAGGCGAATTCAGAATTGGTACCAATATCAACTGATAGTGGCTCTGCTGGTGCTGGTATCATAACAGGCAAAGTGGCATAAAAGTTACGAAATAGTTGACAAATTCTTGACAACCGTTCAAAATTAGACTGTGCCTCGATGATATTCTACTATTAAATAAAGATTTTATAAGGTATTAAATATGTTACTTGAATTAAAAAGAATTGATTTATATCCATTATGTACAATAGGAACATTATCGGTAAATGGTAAATTCCTGTGTTACACATTAGAAGACACGGTGAGAGAAGTTGATGGTGTACCAGTTAAAGACTGGAAGATTCCTGCCAAGACTGCTATACCTAGAGGAGAATATGAAGTACTCATAACTAGGTCTAATAGATTCAAAAAATTGTTACCTGAATTACTGAAGGTCGAAGGATTTGCTGGTATCAGAATACATGCTGGTAATACACATGACGACACTGAGGGGTGTATATTGGTTGGCATGAAAAACAGAATCATATCAGTAGGCGATAGTGTTATTGCTATGAAGAAATTGCAACCAATGATTAGCACTGCTATTAAAAATAAAGAAAAAGTAACTATAAAAATAGCATGACTGAGCTGATTGTTTTGTTCATACTTAATGTCCTTGTATTGTTGTATATCTTTTTTCCTAGGAAAGAAACTCGTAAAAAGAAGTCACCTCTGAGTACTCATTTCAAAGAAGACGTCAAAAGAGGGAAAAAAGACCCTAGACAGTAATCGATAAATAGTGCCATATATCATCATTACGAGTATCATGGCAACTTATACCGATTTAAGCTTATCACTCCAAGCACATCCATTCACTAAAGATATACTGAAAATTTCAGATGTTGATGCTGTCAAGCAATCAATGAAAAATATATTATTCAGTGGCCCATATTCTTCGCCGTTCAATACGGTTCGTGGTGCTGATATAAGAAGTATACTCTTTGACCAACTCACCCCTCCAAGTACCGCTATTATAAAACAAAAGATTTTATTGTCAATGGAAGAATTAGAACCGAGAGCAGCCATAGAAGATATATATGTAGGCGAAGGAGAAAACAACTATTTAAATATTGGTATATTGTTCCATGTTGTTGGTAATCCTAATCAACAGACATTAAATTTCACATTTGAACGACTAAGGTAAGGTATTATGCAAAAGATACGTATAGGGAAACTTGATTTTCAAGACATAAAAGATTCTCTTAAAAATTATCTGTCTCAGCAAACAGAGTTCACAGATTATAATTTTGAAGGTTCTAATATATCTCAACTGTTGAACATATTAGCATATAATGCTCATTATGATGCGCTGGCTGCCAATTTCCTCGCTAATGAGGTTTTCCTAGATACCGCTACCAAAAGAAGTTCTGTTATCTCGCGCGCAAAGGAACTGGGATATAATAGTAGAAGTCGTCGAGCATCCTCCGCTATTTTAACCGTTCATATTGACAATTTGTTAAATGCAGAATCGACTCCATCAGTCCTAGTACCACGAGGTACTAGATTTACAACTAAAGTAAACGAGGAGATATTCACCTTTACTACAAAAGATACTGCGATATTAGATAAACAGATTGAGTTAGGATTACCAGTATTTGTTGGCACGGTAAATGTGTATGAGGGAGTACTGACACAGAACATAAGCACATACGATGCTACTGATTCTACTATAACTATACCTAACATCGATGTTGATACTACTACCCTTCGAGTAGAATTATATGAAGACAGCCAGTGGGTAGAATGGACTCTACCGACGTCATTCTTATCTGTCACTTCTACCTCTAAAGTGTATATGATTCAAGAAGGATTTAATGGATATGAAATTTATTTTGGCGATGGTGTTCTAGGTAAGAAACCAATAGATGGTTCGCAAATTCGTATGACATATGTAGTAACATCCGGCGCCGTTGCAAATGGAGCATCGGTATTTTCATTATCATCAAATATAACAGGAGTAGGTTCTAATACCATCGTCACAGCATCTGTACAATCTCCGTCTTCTGGCGGATTGTTAGAAGAATCGATTGAATCTGTAAAATTGAATGCTAAAAATATATATTCCACACAGAATAGAGCGGTAGTTGCTGAAGATTATGCTGCCCTCGCTCAACAAAATTTCGAACAAATAAGAGAAGTATTAGCATGGGATGGTGCAACGACGATGCCACCTAGATTTGGCCGAGTAGTGCTTTGTGTTAAACCGAGAGTAGGAGCAGTATTAAGTACAGCAAATAAGAGTTTAGTATCTGACTTTTTGATGCGAAAGGGAGTAGGTAATATCAAGATTGATTTTATTGACCCGGAATACATCAATATCGAAGTGGACTCTATTATAAAATATTCTGTGTCTAATTTACAATTGACTCCTTATGAATTAGAATATCTAGTAAAAGCAATTATAACAGATTATGCAGGAGACTCAATTAATAAATTTAAGGGAGTTTTTAGATATTCTAATCTTGTATCACTTATCGATTCTGCTGATTATTCTATATACAGCAATGAAACTGTGGTATCATTGAATAAAGAAGTTAGACCAAATCTGTATGAACCAAATAATTTTGTATTCACTTATGCTAATCAGATAGTAAAAGGATCCTTTAAGAGTACAAAATTTAATGATGGTATATTACCAAATAAATTATTCTTGCTTGACGACAACGGCAAGATACATGAGTATTATTCTATTAATGGTAAGAATGTAATATACAAGGCAAATGTAGGTACAATAAATTACGTGACAGGTGAAGTTGTTATGAATAACATAACAATGTCAAGTGTAGATGATTTAAAATTTAAGCTATCAGTAAAGCCGGCTACGTTAGATATTTATTCCACTCAAAATATTATACTGACTTTAACTCAGCAAAATATTAAAATCAAAGCAATTAAGGACACAGTTCAATGATTGAAGTACCAACAATACCTGATGTAATCGAGGCACAGATTCCTGTTATAGCCAGACAGCCAGAGAATGCTAAATTTGTTGCTCTCCTAAAGCACTATTATGATTGGTTGATTCAAAAAGGACAACCGACTGACTTCATCCGTAATATACTACAATATAGAGACATTGATTTAACTACTGACGCATTCAGAGAACATTTAGCTGCATCGCTATATCATGTCATACCGTCCACCTCGGCTGCGGATAAGATTTTAATGACTAAACATATAACAGAATTTTTAAAATCAAAGGGGAGTTTAGAGTCCTTTGAATTTATTATGAATGCTATATATGGCGAAATTATTCAAGTGGACTGGAATTCTGACAAATTATTCAGAGCATCTGATAATGAATATTCTCGCAGAGCATCCGTTGTAATTGAATCTGACAGTCCTTGGTCGCTTGTAGATGATTCTGAAATTGAACAAACATATCCAACCCCAGCGTCTGCTATTATAGAGAGCTGTGTCACCACTACTTATAACGGTACGACTTTAAATTGGTTAAAACTTAATGATAAAAGTGTCATGGGTAGATTTGAAGTCGCCGGCTCCGTTAGGGCATTGCATAATAACATCGACTTATCTTTACAATATATCGAAGAATATTACAAACCAATAAGTCTTTTTGGTGATATATTAGAGTTTTCAGCATTGACTGAAGAGGCTAGACCGTATGATACATTAATTGTTAAACAATTAAATTCAGATTTCAGAGCAATTATCGAGACACTTATATCTAGGGTGACTGATAATGATAAATCACGCATCAGAGTTAAAGTGACTGCAGTCACTGGTACTTTGGGAACGGATGATTTGTATATCATCCCTGCAATGATTGAAAATAGTTTATATACTAAAGATGAGTATGAGCATGGTATTGTATCAAAATCAGTGGTAGGAATATCGTTTGATAATAGCGGGGCATTATACACACCTGGGGATAATATCACATTTTTGGCAGGTTCAGGACTTAATGTAGATGCTGTCGTCTCTGATATTGGAGCAGGTGGTATCGATACTGTAGATATTATCAAAAAGGGATACGGATATTCAGTTGGTGATAACTTGACAGTCCTCAATGATGCATCAAATGGGGCTGGATTCATTGCCTCAGTCGATAAGATTGATGGTATTGGTGGTGATATTGCAGTTACTACAGAATTAAATGCGTTCTCGATTACTGATGGTGGTTATGGTTATGCTGTTGGAGATGAATTGCAAATACTTGGAGGAAATAGAAAAGAAGGAACTCCGCCTGCCAAATTCCTAGTATCAAGTATAAATGCAGCATGGTTGTTTAAGGGCATTAAGATTGTCAACACTGGCTCGAATTATCCGAAATACTCAAAGATTGAATTAATCGATTCTGTTACCTTGGCTAAAATTGCTGGATTTGTTGCTACTCCTACATTTAATACTACTAATGGTATATCAGATATAACAATCACATCCACTCCAACTATATCATCTAAGGACTTGAAGGTAATAGTGAATGGATATGGTGCATCCTATACAGCAAACTTATCTGCTGGTGCTGTTATATCATTTACTCAAAGCAATGTTGGGGTGAATTATATTAATCCGGAAGTTGAGATTCTTGGAGACGGTGTCGGCGCCTCGGCGGTACCTATTTTATCCTCTGGTACTATAACAGGTATAACGTTACTTAGCGGAGGGTCTGGTTATACAACAACTACTGTATTAATTAAAGAGAAATTTAGCACTGGTTTTGTGGCTACGCCAAAAATTCAAAATACGACTGATAATACTGGTACTATTACCGGTCTCTCTATAATTGATAGAGGAGAATATAATACACTGCCATCTTGCTTTGATAATAAATTAATAACGAAAACGGGCATCGGCGAAGATGCTACGGTATCACTAGATTTTAGATTGCTTAATACCAAATTAATATCAGCAGGTAATTATTATCAAACTGCAACTGCTGATATTAATGGTAACGGCTCTGGGGCGGTATTTAATCCTATACTTCGAGACGGCTCGATAGGTTCTTTTAACATTGTCAGTGGCGGGTCGGGATATACTTATGCATATATTACAATAGGTGATGGTTTCGATTTCGTCGGTAGCGTTAATATAACTGGTGGAGTGATTACCGGTATCACAATTTACAAATCAGGATGGGGATATAATACCACAAGTTCAGTCAATATCATCGGCGATGGTATCAATGCTGATATTAATTTGTTAGGAGCAGGCAATATAAAAAATGGAGTACTGAAAGAGCTTGTTGTTGTATCAGGAGGAACAGGTTATTTTTATGGTACTAGTATATCTGCTCCAACAAGTCAACCAGGTGCTATAGCAGCTATATTAACTCCTATTATTGTCAATGGTGAGATTAAATCAATATCGAGTACTGAGGGAGAAGGATATATTTCTACTGATATGGACAACATCATACTTGATGCAGGTATATCAGCGCTGATGACTTTGAGTGTATCAGGCACTGGCAAACTTGTATCATACGATATTACGAGCGGTGGAGAAGGATATTATTCACAGTCAGAAGTAACTCCGGTATCAATATCAGCAAGTATAGGTACAGGTGCTGTATTGTTGCCTACAATAGATGCTGCCGGCAAAATAATTGCGGTGCAAGTTCATGCTGGTGGTCAGGGATATACTGGAGGTACTATACTTTCAGTCGCCGGCGGGGGTGGAAGTGGAGCAATTCTAAAACCACTGATATATCAAAATAAAATAACTGATGTCATCATTGAAAATTCAGGAGCAGGATATAAATACGGTACATCAGCTTTTGTAGTTGGTGATGGTATGAATGCTAATATAACTCCGGTGGTCGAAACTGGTATTACATCAGCCGACGTCATAAGCGGAGGTGTTGATTATATTAATGGTTCAACTGTCATAAACATAACAGACCCAACGGGTACCGGTGCTGAAATTCAACCTATCATTGTCGATAACACGATAGTATCATTAGAAATTATAAACAAAGGAACAGGATACACAAATCCAGTGTTATCTGCTACGATTGGTTCAGGTGCAACATTAATAGCAAAGGCTCCGCGTAACATTATAGACTTCACCGTAGTTGATGCAGGTACTGGATATACCTATGCCGATTTGATATTACTCGGTGACGGTTCTATCAATGCAGATGTTCGCTTGAAATTCGATAAATTAGGTTCAATTGATTCAGTCATAACAACCAATTATGGTACAGGATATACGATAACACCCGTCGTATCGATAACAGATACTAGTGGGTATGGTGCTGTGTCTAAAATAGCTATTAAGTCATTAGGAGGTGGATATACGGTACCCCCTATATTAATATTAGAAAATAAATATGATGAATTTGGTAATTTAACAGCATCTGGTACAAAATTTTCATCTCATGGTAAAAACATAGGCTCAATAAAAGGAATATCTTTTACAGATAATGGTGCAGCTTATGATGACCTTCCTATACCAATTTTCCCTGTTGTTGCTACCTTGGCTGAAAATGCTGCATTTATATCTGGAGAGACCGTAAAAGTATATTCTAATTTATACAGAGATATTAGCGCATCATTTGGTGCATTGTTAGAGAGTGGGGATAATATATTGTTGGAAAGTGGTGATACATTAGGTCTTGATGTACTAGATTCGTCCTTCGACAATGGTACTACTGCAAAAGTAATTTCAGTTGATTATGAGAAAAATATAATTAAACTTGATGTAACATCAGATGCGTTTTTTATAACAAGTGAGCAATTAGATAAATTAGTCATAACAGAAGATGATATTGATATTGTGCACCAATTATCTGCATCTTTGGATATAGGCGATGTACTTATCGGCGAAAAATCAAATGCTCATGCTACTATCTCATATATGAACAGAGCCTCAGGTGCAACTATCGCAGGTGGTAATGGATGGGGAGACTTTAAATTCAAGTCAAATGTAGGTAAATTGAATGATAAATTATCCGTATTGGCTGACAACAATAGATACCAAGATTATGCATACGTTGTAAAAGCAGGTAGAGCGCTAAAAGATTATGAAGTTTTGTTGAGAACAACTGTGCACCCAGCTGGATTTTCTTTATTTGGCGATGTTGTCACTCAGACATTAACAGAATCTAATATACTGAATGAAATTGGATATAACAGCACCGTTAGTATATTGTTTATATATTCTATATATGCAATGTATCAAGAAAGTACGATAGGACAAGAATGGTCAGCAATAGATGATTTATTTGGAGATTTTACTAAATTCAGATATGTCGATATGCCAATTTCTCTTGTAAAAGATTTTACTACCAGACAAACAAGCAAAACATTGTATAGAATTGTCGATGAATATGCTGCGCCTCCTATAGTTACAGCAGATTTATCTAAATGGACATTGGCTGATAATATACAAGTAATAAAGAATCATTCATCTGGACCATCTGGTAAATTGGATATGTACAAACTATCTGATTTATATAGCGCAAATGTTGCAAGTATATATAATATAGTACCAGTAGCAGCTGATGGTAGAACATATGCATTTGAATGTATGATTAAGAAACAAGTAAATCCATTGACATATCCTAAGTTCGAACTTAAGGATTATATTTCAGGCGGCGACATATATACACTTGTTCTGAATACTGAAAGTGGAGAATATAAAACAGATGGAACTGGACTGACAACTGTATTATCTGTCGGCGACTTTTGGTTTGTTAGAATGATACCTGCCGTTGTAGCACCTGGTGCTAATATCTGTGCTAAAATAATACCAGCCGCATCATATATTGATGCATTTGTTAATTCTCCATGGGCAAATGACATAACTGCTATAGGTTCCATTGATATATCGGCGGTTGTCCTGAAAGATATAACTGGGGTAGCTACTCATACCGGATATATTAGAGCGATTAATAATGAATATGCAGGTGCTATGTTTTATTTGACTCCAACAGAAACAGATTTAATTATTCAATAAATACAAACATGAATTCAAAAAGGAACGTAGATGTCTGCAATCATTCGTGATACATTTAAAACAACAGCACTTGCAAATTTCATTAATAATTTGAGTGCAGATTCATTATATCTTGGTATTGGTAGACCACAAGCATGGGATACTGTCGCTAATCTGGATACTACGGTACCTGTTCCTGAAAATACAGGCAGGATGGTAAGCAATGATTGGGAAGATATGCTTTCGCTTAAAAAAATATCTTCCTCTGATGCATATTCTGGTATATTCAAAGAGACATGGCAAGCAAATGTAATCTACGACATTTATAGACACGATTGGTCCGGAGATATAAGTGCAGTATATAATGGGCCAAACCAAGCCCCTACGACACCGAGTTCAATAGCAGATGTCAAATGTTTTGTGGTAACTGAAAACTTTTCTGTGTACGTGTGTCTAAAACAAAGTGTCGTAAACGGTGTGGTTCAGCCTTCCATATATTCTCCAGAGACTGGAGTACCTGTTGGAGTGGATACTGGAATAGTGAAAACAGCCGATAATTATTATTGGAGATTTTTAGCTAGTACATCCGCCGCGGATTTTGTGAAGTTCTCAAGTAAATATTATCATCCAGTCGGGACGGTTCTTGTAGCTCCCGGCCCAAGTGATGCATATTATACACAATGGTTACATCAAGGATATGCTGCACAACACAAGGGAGGCATTTACACAATAAATGTTACAACAAGTGGTACAGGGTATAATGGTGGCATTGCTGGAAGCAGAGCAGTAACAGATGCAGAGGCAGATGCTGAATTCAAAGTAATAGGTAATGGTCTCGGATTAGAATACACCGTAACATACGGGCCAGGTGGTTCAATTTCAGATGTAGAAATTACTAACCCAGGGGCAGGATATACACATGCTACTATCTTAGCAACAACTGGAACAGGTGCAGTATTTGATATAATTTATACTCCGATGAGTGGACTTGGAGTAAACCCTGCTAAAGATACCGTTGCTAGGTTTTTGCTGATAAATGTTATATTAACTGGTGCCGAAGGTAGTGGGGATTTCACCGTAGGAAATGATTATCGAAAGATTAGTCTAGTATACAATCCAAGCATATTTGGCAGTGATACAATCGCAACAGCAGCTACTTTAGACGCAACTCTAACCCTAGGAATAGCAGCAGGACTTCCAGTTGATGCATATCCTATTGACTCCATTATAACAGGTACTACATCTGGTGCTAAGGGTAGAGTGGTAGATTACAATTCTACTACCGGCGCTCTGCGTGTAATTAGAACATCATCTGAAAATTTGAATAATATAGGTGCTAATAATTCATTTCAAGTGGCAGAAAGTATAACAGCACTTGGAGGAACGGGTAATAGTGTTATTGGTACTATTACTAATCCTGAAGTTCAAGTATATTCTGGTGATATAATTTATTCTGAATATAGAAGCCCTATTACTCGTGCTGAATTACAGACAGAAACATTAAATATCATCATAAAGATTTAACGTGAGTCGGTAATAAATAAAACATAGAATAAAACATAGAACTGCATACTTTACTAGGAATACTACATGCTTGATTTAAATACATTTCCCTATTATGATGACTTTGAGTCTCTAAAAGGGTATCATAAAATATTATTTCATCCTGCCAAACCAGTACAGGCGCGAGAATTAACGCAGATTCAGAGTATACTTCAAGCTCAAATAAAACGACATGGTGACCATGTATTTAAAAATGGCACACTCGTAATACCGGGTCATGTATTCTACGACGACACTGTCAAATTTCTTAAATTAGAAGTAAATTATAATGATGTTAACATTGAAACATATATATCTGATTTAGTAGGAACTACGATTGCAGGTGATACGAATGGCATAACAGCTACCGTAGTACATTATGATGTATCGACCGATACTGACCAACCCACAATTTATATAAAATATCTTTCTGCTTCAGGTGCTATTCAAGAATTTCAGTCAGGTGAAACTCTTACTAGCGTAGATATACCAGGCCTTGTATTTAAAATTGCTCCACTCACGACTTATACAGGAGCGGCATCAATATGTACAATCGGCGAGGGGGTATATTATGTAAATGGTTATTTCGTACAAGTATTAAAACAATCAGTAACCGTTTCTAAGTATACTAATACCGCATCTGCTGTTGTAGGTTTAGATTATATAGAATCGATTGTAACTGAAAATGAAGATTATACTCTTAACGATAATGCATTTGGATTTACCAATTATAATGCACCCGGTGCTCATAGATTAAAAATATCTTTGACGTTATCGAAGAAAGATTATGAGTATACTTCCGCGGATACTGCTGAAATTAAATTTATTGATTTATTGAAAATCAATAATGGTAAGATTGAATATCTAAAAAATGAAACAAAATATGCTGAAATAGAAAAATGGCTCGCACGAAGAACGTATGAAGAGTCTGGTGATTATGTAGTTTCTCCATTTTCATTTAATGCGGCTGAATATCGCAAGAATGATAGAGGAATATGGCTCCCAAATATCCCAGTTTTAATTGGCGATTTAGTATCTAACGGCGATATTACATACATCGCAATGAATCAAGGATATACTGGTTCAGCTGCCCCGGTGCATACTTATGGAATCGTATCTGATGGTGTAATTTATTGGAATCAAGTACCAAATAAGAGATTGTTTGACAATAAAGGAACGACACCAATCACAAGTGAACTGATAGATGAGCATATTATTGCTGAAAGTAAAATGGCAATTCAAACAAGTCCAGGTAAAGCATATATAAAAGGATTTGAAATTGAATTTAACTTAGCTACAACTGCTGTTGTATCAAAAGCTAGACAAACTCGCCAACTATCTCAAGCACAATTATATACGCCAGCCGGTGCATATATTGTAGTCAAAGATATAATAGGCGTTCCTTCAATAACAGCTAATTTAACAAAAGTAGATATATTGGATGTTACAAGTGCAATCATTGGTACTGCCCGGGTTAGGTCTCTGGAATATTTGTCTGGTACACCTGGTATCGATAGCACATATAGGCTGTTCCTTTTTAATATAAAATTAAATACTAAAAATAATTTTGCAAGGGATGCATATTCTTTTAATAGTACATCCTTTTCTGCTAATATCGTTTCGAAAGTAATACCGTTAAGCGGTTCTGGTACATCTGCTGCCACTACCATAACTGGCGTCGGTACTTATTTTGATTTTGAATTATCAGTAGGTGATAGAATTGTTGCTTCGGGGGTATCTGCTAAAGTAGTTACCATATCAAGCCCAACAACAATAACAACATCAGTTGATATAACTGCATCGGCAAGTACATTATATAGAGAAATTGCCGAACTTGTTATATTGGGAGATTATGTTCGCAAATTGCCATCTAAGGCTATAAATACACTTCGAGATATTAATGGTGATATTGACATGCAATATGTCGTATCCAAATCATATCAGTTCACCACGGTTGGCACTACATATAATATTATATTAACAAATGGGGAAACATTCTTACATACGGGACATATTATAATTTCGGGCAGTACAGGTTTGCCTGTTAATGCAACATATTCGCTTGATACTCCTGCAACAACATTGACTATCAGTGGGTTGCTAGCTGCCACTGATTATAAGGGTATTATATTAGTTAAAAGAACAGGTGCATTTGCTAAAGAAAAGACTAAGTCCCTAGCAGTCGGCGCATTAACACTTACAAATGCGACCTCACAAAAATATGATAGCAAGAATATATCCTTAAATGAGGCAGATTGCCTTCGTATTATAAAGATAACAGAATCGGGTGACCCTACTGATAAAGCATCATACGTTGAAGCAGGTGAATCTGATATTACAAATAAATACGTGTTTGATAATGGGCAGCGAGCAGAATACTATGATGTCGGTCGAGTGCGGACTAATCGTACTACTACTAGACCAATTCGTATCATATTCGAGTATTTCGTGCATTCTGATGGAGATTATTTCAGTGTAGATTCATATTCTTCAATCCCAACCGCATTGTTAAATGCCGTTAAAATAGGAGATGTTGACTATTATCTGCCAGATTGCTTGGATTTCAGGAGCAGAATTTCGGACAATGGTACTGAATTCAATGTAGTAACTGGTGCATCGGTATCTGACCCATTATCATCTGAGTCTACTATGAGTACAAGCTATTCATACTTTTTATCTAGGACAGATTCACTCGGAATATCGAATTCAGGAGAAATGACTTATATCCTCGGCGGTGATATGGTCGATGGAATGCCATTGGTTACAATATCAGTAGCTGCAAAGACAAATGTACCATCAACTGATGTATCATTTTCTAATGAGCAAATACTTAATTATACAATGAGAGCTGTAAAAGATTTAGATAGCAGATTATCTAATGTAGAAACAGAAGTACTTTTAAGTGCAGCAGAAAAATCAACCGTGAATTTGTCAATCAAAGATAGTTTCGGTTTAGAAAGAGATAAAAACGGTTTCTTGGTTGATAATTTTACTGGATTAGAAGTATCAGATATATCTAATCCAGATTTATCTACAGCGATTGACCCTGAAAACAGAGAATGCAGAGCATTAGCTATATTGGATGGTGTTACATTAATGGAGCCGACTGGCATTACAGCTACTGCCAGAAAGGCATCAAACTATCAACTGACAGGTAGTTTAATAACATTACCATACGAAGAAGTAAATATGCTCAATCAGTCGATGGCATCAAAAGCAGAAATTGTACAAGCATATTCCACATTAGATTTCACTGGTAAACTCGATGTATTACCTGCAGCAGATAATTATGTTATACATAGATTTTCTGTCGTCAATGACCCTACTGTGCGACTTGCGCCTGTTACTAATTATATAAATAAGACAACCAGAGCATATATTACGTTAAGTGGTAGAATGGCGGATGCATCTAGCTATTTCAGGAAGATAAACAACAGGAAACACGGTCGAACGTATAATACTAGGACTGACGTCGGCGGTGTTACCAGATACAGAAAGAGATGGCGCCGGAATGATAGATAACACACGAACAATTTAAAAGAAACATACAATGACAAGCGACAGAATAGAAACAAACATATCTACTACGAGTGCCCAAGAAACATTATCATTGGGTAGTTACGATGTAGTCAATAATTTCAAAGCATCTAAACTCAGAACTAGAACCGTTATATTATCCGCAACAAAGCTTAAACCATTTGCTGATATGAATGTATTTTTAAGTGGAACTCTCGTAAATTCTCATTTTACTCCTTGCACTATGGTTGAAGTTTCGACCACAGGAGCCTTTGCACCAGCAAAGGGGCAGCAATATAATGATAATATTTTACTGAGAACGACTTCAATCAATTCATACGATACTATATTAAAGGGAGATGTTATCACTTGCCTCACAGGTAGTGCTATTGTAATATCAGACGAGACTATTTACGATAAAACTTTAGGTGCTAATAAGAGAATATTATATGTAACAAATGTAAAAGGCACAATTTCTGGTACCATAACTGGCAGTGTAAGCATGAGTACTGGCACAGTTGTATCAGTTTCAAGTGGAAGTAGAACGACTAATTCCCTCGGAAATATATATGGTGCCCTAGTAATTCCAGCATTTACATTTGACTCTGGTATCCAAAAGATATTATTAAGTGATGCAAATACACCAGATACAAATGCATCTAGCACAATGGCAGATGCAGCATATATATCTAATGGGGATGTATATGCGCATACAAAGCACAATAAATTCGGAGAAAGAACAGTGACGAGTGTAGTAGATAGGACAAAGACGACTGAGTTTTTCTCACAGTCGTAAATAATTAAAAGGATTTAATACATGAGCGCTTCAATTTCACCATTAGCACAAACATTTAAAGTAGATAATACATTCACGGAAGGTGTCTTATTAACATCAGTCGATTTATTTTTTGCGGCGAAAGATGATACTGCTCCTATAGAAATTCAACTCGTAGATACTTTGAATGGTTATCCTACTAACATTATAATCGAAGGTTCCAAAGTCATATTGCCGGCAGCTGCTGTTACGACATCGAGCACATCGTTAGTTCCAGTAAAATTCAAATTCGATTCGTTGGTATATTTGGAATCTGGCAAAGAATATGCAGTGAAAGTACTGACAAATTCAGCCAAATATAAAGTTTGGACATCTGTTATGGGTGATAATAGGATTGACAATCCTGCTGTACTAATTACTCAGCAACCTGCTGTTGGTTCATTATTTAAATCACAAAATAATTCTACATGGACACCTGAGCAACTTCAAGATTTGACATTCAGATTAAACAGAGCAAAATTTAATACTGGTGTTATCGGCAATATATCTTTAGTAGAAGCGCCAACTAACGATATAGTGACATTAGTATCAAATCCATTTATGACAACAAATGGGCAAACCACGGTTAAAGTGCATCATATCAATCATGGATATGCACCTGGTATGTTAGTAACTTATAGTGGAAGCACTGATGCTACCTTTAATTCTCAGTTCTCTGTATTGTCAGTTATCAATTCTGATTATTATACCATTGGACTAGCATCGGCAGCCTCGGCCACAAACAAAGTCGGCGGTTCAGATGTACAAACTGAACAATCGATAAAATATGACACTATCATGGTATCTGGTATATCCGAGGGCAGAGAGGTAGGTACTAAAGTAACTGCCAGACTGAGTAATTCGATAAACCGAGATGCAACAGATACTGATATTACTCCTGAGTATTTTACTGATTTGACTAGTAACAAATATGTATATACATCCGCCAATAGAGTATCAAAATTAGCTGGGGTGAATTCATTTAATCTGAAAGTAGCCCTCAGTTCTAATAATGATGCAATGTCTCCAGGGATTGACTTGGAATTATTATCTGTCGATTTACTAAGTAATAAAATTAATAATCCATCTAGTACTGACATAGATTTCAATATCGATGGTGAAACTATTGTAGTAGGAGCATCGAATGTTTCCTTTGATGCTGTGACCAATAATATCACAATACCAAGTACAACAGATTACACAAAAATAAAAGAAGGCGCCTGGGTTAAAATACTCGATGCAGGCGGATTAAATGATGGTTTATCTGGTTATATTTCAGAAATTGATACTTTTGCTAATACCCTTACCGTAGTAGGAGATACATTAGTCACTGAGTCTAACAGAAGTGCAACAGTTGAACAATATATATCATTCATTTCAGAGACATCGAATGGTGGTACAGCAGAATCAAAACATATAACAAAACAGGTCAATTTAACAAATAAATCTACTGGATTCAGAATACTAGTCGATGCTAATATTCATACAGATGCTGAATTGGAATTATATTACAGGACAGGATTGCAAAATGCTGGGCTCGAATTATCCAATGTAGGATGGAGCAAACACGATATTACATATAAAAAATCAGTCAATGAAACTGATTTCATCGAGTATGAATTTAATATTACTGATTTAGACCTATTTGACCAATTCCAATTGAAGTTTGTATTGTTAAGTTCGAATACTGCTGTTACTCCTAAACTTAAATTGCTGAGAGTCATTGCACATGCATAAAACTGATGTCGATAATATTATGCAAGCGAGTACAGGCATTTTAATTTCTACCGCTAAACCTACAGGATATTTAAATCAACATAAAAAAATGTTAGAACTTGAGGCTGATAGGATTAAAATAAATAGATTAGAATCTGAAATGAATATCATAAAATCCATGCTTCAACAAATTATTAATAAGGTCAACACATAATGGCAAAACCGATCGTAGAATTGTATAACAGTTTTGAAGACTGGAGAGTGATGACAAATACAATCTCCAACAACGTAGGTGACCCATTAACAGTATCCCCAGACCAAACATTCGCAGTAACTGATGTTGTATCTGTATTAAATGATATTTATACTAAGAAATTTAATAGAAGCGGCGGGGATATTACTGGTGATATATCAGTTAACACTAATAAATTTAATATAACTGCTGCATCTGGTAATACAACAATTGCTGGTACATTAGGTGTCCTCTCCAACCTTGCTATCAATACAAATAAGTTCAATGTAGCTGCTCTATCTGGTAATACAACAATCGCTGGTACATTGGGAGTAACAGGTGCAACAACACTTACGGGATTGTTGACTACTAACGGCGATTTACATGTTGGAGCAAGCAAAGTTACCATGTTGTCTGCGACTGGAAACACCGCAATTGCAGGTACATTATCTGTTGCTGGTATTACATCGTTAGCAATAACATCTACTACTTCACTCAATGCATCTGGTGCTTGTTTATTTTCCTCTACATTAGGCGTTACTGGTGACGTTGCTATTAACACTAATAAGTTCAATATAACTGCTGCATCTGGTAATACCTCAATTGCTGGTACATTGGGTGTCGCCGGTACAACTACTCTTTCTTCTTCTTTAATATCAACAGTGGGTATACTTAGTACTAATACTCCGATATTATCTGCATCACAGACTTGGAATAATGCAGGTACAGTATTCAATGGTATATATGTAGATGTAACTAATACAGCATCAGCACCGGGGTCTAGATTATTGTCCTTTAAATTGGCCGGGGTAGATAAATTTAACATTGATGTTAATGGTGCAATTAATCAATCATTAGCCGGTACATATCTTGCTAGAAAAATCCTTTCTGGCTCTCGAGGTGTTAGAGAATATCAGGATTTGCTCGATGATGGAATTCAGGGTTTACCTGGGTCACCTGGTATAGAAACCGATTCATTTGAATGGGGATTCACATGGAATGCTGCTTGGGATAATAGTACTCATACTTATATTAAAGATAGAAGTAATGCAGGCGACCATGCATTAATGATGAGGACATCAAAGAAATACACTCAAGATTGGTGGTTTTCAGATGGTACAACAGGTGGCTCTGCTATATTATGGACAAATAAAGTAAAATTTGACCTGCCCAATAGTGCATATACATTTGCTGGTACAATTAATACAACAACATTAAATGTTTCTGGGAACATACAAACAGGTACTTGGAACGCAACAACAATATCAACTACTAAGGGAGGTACTGGTAGAACTACGATAGGAACCGCAAATCAATTCTTGGGTGTTGATGCCACGGCGACTGGACTTGAATATAAGACAGTAACTAGTTCTGATAGTTCATTGTCAATAATGTACCCAAGTGCGGGTGTTATTGATATTAAATTAGTAGGAACATTGCCGGGTAATACAAATTTCGCCGGAGATTTATCAGTAGGCGGTTCAGCACCAAATCATAAATTCTTGGTATTGGCAGCATCTGGTAATACTGATATTAATGGAACATTAGGGGTAACAGGTGCAACAACATTATCGAGCACATTGGGGATAACAGGTGACGTTGCTATCAATATAAATAAGTTCAATGTAGCTGCTCTGTCTGGTAATACGACAATCGCTGGTACATTGGGTGTAACAGGTGCAACAATATTATCTAGTACATTGGGGGTAACAGGTGCAACGACATTATCTAGTACATTAAACGTAGTAGATTCCTTATCGGTTAATATAAATAAGTTCAACGTTGCTGCTCTTTCTGGTAATACAACAATCGCTGGTACATTGGGGGTAACAGGTGCAACAACATTGTCGAGCACTTTGGGTGTTACTGGTAACGTTGCTATCAATACAAATAAATTTAATATAACTGCCCTATCTGGTAACACAACAATCGCTGGTACTTTAGATGTCGCCAGCGCAACAACATTATCGAGCACATTGAATGTGGTAGGAGCATTTTCAGTCAATTCAAATAAATTTATTGTCAATCCTACTACTGGTAATACAACAATTGCTGGTACATTGGGTGTAACAGGAAAGACAACAATCACGGATGTTTCACTTAACACACTAGCATTGAATGATGGAACAGGCGATGCTACCTTAATGGATGTTACTAGTACATCTGTTGCAATCACAGGAGCAACGGCAATTGCAACTGTACCCGCGGCATATAAAGCAGTAGAATTCTTAGTAAAATGTTCAGTTGCAAGTGCCGGTGCGTATCAATTGATTAAATTGTTGGCTGTTAATGATGGTGCCGCTACTACTGCGGTAACTGAATTCGGCAATGTTGAAATCAATGATACAGGTGTATCATACGATATAACATCTGCTGGTGGTATTATGTCGCTAATTGCAACAACTACTATTGCAAATTCGGTATTCACTGTTATTGCGACTTCCATAAAGTAATAAATAGATTATAAACAAATTGTAGTTTTCGGGGATAGGGAACCGAGTTATGGCACAAAAAAGATTTAATGCAAAAAACGGCATTTCAGTAGGCGGGTCAGGCACAGCAACACCGATAGATTTTATCGATGAAACCGGTCAAATACTTTCTGGCAGTAGAATATCATTTTTAGCAAATCCAACAATCACGACTGATCAGCCATTATTCAATGGAAATCAGACATGGAATTCAGCCGCTACTCCCTTCACGGGATTTAGGATAAACATAACTGATGCAGCATCCAATGTAAATTCAAAACTTATTGATATGCAAATAGGTGGTATATCAAAATTTAATGTCGATAAGGCCGGAAATGCACTAATAACAGGTGATTTGACCGTGCAGGGGGCGACTGTCACGATGAATACTTCGACTGTCGATGTCGAAGATACAAATATTACATTAGGCAAAGTTGCAACTCCGACAGATATTACTGCCGATGGTGGTGGTATTACGTTACTCGGTGCAACAAATAAAACATTCAATTGGAATTCTGCTGGGATTAATTGGGATTCATCTGAAAACATTAATCTAGCATTAGGAAAAACATATAAGATAAACAATGTTTCAGTATTATCTAATACTACATTGGGGTCAAGTGTTGTAACATCATCATTAACATCACTTGGCACTATCACAACAGGTGTGTGGAATGGTACAGCTGTTGCTGGTCAATATGGTGGAACTGGTGTTGCTAATACGGGCAAATCAATCACGCTAGGTGGAAATTTAACAACATCTGGAGCATTCAATACAACACTCACGGTTACCGGTGCAACTAATGTAACATTACCGACAACAGGTACATTAGCTACAACCGGCCTCACCGCCGGCAAAGCCCAGCAAGTCGATCAAACCGTAGCTGCTACTGTCCGGGCTGTAACTACCGACCTCACCGGGCAATCCATCGACGGCACGCTCTCCGACACGGGCGTAGCCATTACAGCGTTCCACGGTGTAGCCGGGGTAACCTATAAGCGCAAGTGTCTCGGTGGTGGTCAGATTATTGCAGGGGCAGGGCTGACCATTCTGCAAGGCGGCGCAAGTATTACTACAGCGGCAAATGATACGTTTGAGGTGTACATGCTCACCGCTAATACATGTGAGGTGCGGAACTACCAAAGAGCGATTGACACATCCACCGCTAACCATGCGCTGGCAGGCGGGCATTACGGGCAAACTTGGCAGGATGTAACTGCGAGCAGAGCTCTTGACGTTATCTACACGAATACAACCGGGAAGACAATCTCGGTTAGCGTTATCTTTACCGGTACATCCAACTATGCAGACATTAGAATATATGCTCCGGCTCTCGTGGAGCAGAGTACCGGGCCAGCTGCTGGTCGGTTAACTGTTGGCCCCGTAATCGTCCCCGCCGGTGCAATTTATATGGTGCGAAGGCTCGGCACTGCTGGGGCTATATATGCTTGGACTGAATTGAGATAGGAGGAATCATGAAACATTACAAGAATCCACTAACAGCCGAAATCTACGCTTATGCCGCCGACGGCTCGCAGGACGCTTATATCAAGCCGGAACTCATCCCTATTTCGGATGCGGAACTGGCCGTCTTGCGCGCACCGACACTAGAGCAGGTGAAAGAAGCAGCCATCGCAACTATCAAAGGTCGCATAGCCGCACTAGAACAGTCGCAATCAAGAGCGGTACGCGAAGTCCTGCTGGGAGGTCCGACCGATAGGCTGGCAGCAATAGATGCCCAGATTGTGGCAGCTCGAGCGGAACTAGTGAAGGCGATGGCATG